TGGCCAGCCGGCCCGCCGGCAGGGAGATATCCCGCCTACTTCGACTTGTATGCGATCCAATTAAAATGCTGTTCCAGCATGTCATTTGCAATGATTTTGTCATCTTCCTCAGATTTTTTTCGCGGTTCCAGGAGGCGGTCGGCCTTCTGGCGATTACAGCACCGGTGGGCTAATTGCAGATTGCTTATGTCCGACGGATGTCCGCCCTTTGAAACAGGGATAATGTGATCCACTGTTGGCGAAAGCGGATGCGGATTCGTGTAAGAAAAGTCCACCGGCTTTCCGCATATCCCGCATACCGTCTGGGTCTTTAAGATCTTGAGGCGGGCGGCTTCATAAGCACCGCGGTTACCCGGCATCCGGTCTGGTCGTGTAGGTTTCATAATTTTCTTAAAAACAAAGCGACGCCCCGATGGAGGAGGCGCCGCATGTGAGGAATAGAGGTCCTATGGCTGTTTAGTTTCTCTCTGTACACCTTATCACAGATCAAATGGGACATTAAAGGACATCATGCATCGGAAAGTGCTGCAGTGCTCTTCCGTGAATGCGTTCAACTGTCTTTCGAACATAATGCATCCGGCTTGCCACTTCTTCCCACGGCATCAGCTTCCCTTTATCTGTAATGTGCGTATAACGGTACCGTAACACTTCCCGCTCCAGCTGATCCTCCATGCGATCAATCCGTTTCAAAATATCGCCTTCGATACCCATACATCTGCAGTACTGGCTGACAAGATGGTCCGTCAACTCATCGAGCTTTACCATGTAATCACTGAGATCCCGGTTGCTGTTATGAGCTGCAGGCATGTCGCTGTACTGGATCGCAGAAGGCAAAGCATACTTTAACCTGAGCTGAGCGATCCTCAACTCTATATCCTGTGTTTCGCGATATGCATCACGATATCGAAGCAAATACTCTTTAGCTGTCATCATCCTTATCCTCAATAACTCCCACACAAAACGTGGTCTCACTCTTCCTGCATTTCTCTGGGCATCCGTCCTGCTCCGGACAGTCAAGGCAGCAAGGGCGGATGGTTTGAAAGTTGTCGCAATCGTTCATCAGGCATAGTTTCATGTTATTCCTTTCGGCCCGGCTGTTTCCTTGTTTGTTCAGTTTGTTCGAAAAAGAACGTGTATTGTTGTTTGGTTGAAGTGCCTGGACATTTAACCAGGAATAACCTGGCACCGGGAGTTGCGTATTTCAAATTGCGCATTTGCGCATTTCACTTGCCATCGTCAACTAATCGTGTCAGGAGATTCCTGATCCTGCACAGCAACCTGAGCACCTTCTCCTCTTCCGCATCCCAGTAAACCGCCACTGCTTTCTGTGAAGACATGCTGGCAATCAGGGCATTAAGATCTGCCAGTTCATTGAAGCTGTGGGCGTCAGCTGCCTCCCTACGGGTGCGGCCCTCGCGGAAGCCTGCTTCGTAGCCTTGTTGGTATTCTTCGGTCATTCTGTTACCTCTCCAACATCAACGATTGTTGCTCCAGATCCTTGTACAGCAGGAACATCGCCGTTCCACTTGTTAATCTTTTGCATCTCAATAAGTTTGTCTGTGAGTGAGTCGGAAATCATTCTGTTTGCTTTTGCCTCTGCTTCAGCATCGATCAGTTTTGCATCAGCTTTACCTTGTGCCTCTATCTTTTCCTGTTCAGCTTTAATCTGGGCAACATCTCTATCCCTCTGTGCATTCACCTTGTCAGTCTCGGCAGTTACCTTTGCTGTTTCAAGTTCTTCCTGTGCCTTTATCTTCTTTCTGATTGCCTCGTCAGTTTCAGCGTCAGGGCGAACATCAGCGAGTGCAACATTGTCGATTGAAATACCATAAGGCTTGAAGCGTTCCTTAAGCTGTTCTGTCAATGTCCTGTTAACCTCTCCTCTCTGTGTACTCACGATACTGATCATTGAGAACTGGGGAGTGATTTCTTTTATCCACGCTTGCATCTTTGGCTTTATGAAACTGTTGAGGATTTCTTTTCCGCTTTGACCACGGAATCTTGTGAATGTCTGAGGAACTTCGCTGAGTTCGTAAGAGTATGAAAACGCCACATCAACCTCAAGTGCCGCACCTTCCTTTGTGGGAATCTCAAAACTCTCATCTTCTTTTGAATCGCCCTGGGAGTCCTTTGTCATGTATGACTGCTCAAGAGCTATGGAGTACAGTGTGATCTTCTTGGTAGGGGCAACTACCTTAAAACCCTGTGTCAGAACATCCTCCTCGATACCGCCATTCATGTTGTAAACCACACCGACATAGCCAGCCGGAATCTTTTCGGTACACATGAAAACTCCGAGAATAATTCCAACGATAATTATTCCTGTTACGATTGCTCCTACAACACCCTTCATTCTTCGTTCTCCTTATCTTTTATGTTGTCCTTCGTTTCTTCAAACAGGTCGCAGACGATTTCGCCGATTTTTGGGAATAGTGAATTCAGCCCAAACCATAAACCAACCGCAAAAATGATCACCAAGATCACAAACACTGGATTCATTCTGTATCCTCGCTTTCCTCTTCCTGCTCTTCGCACTCCTGTGCGGCAGAGGATCTAAAGCATCTGTCCAATGCATCCATAAGCGCATCGCTCAAAGTCCGATTAGATCTCAAGTCCTCCGCGGTTGCTTCGATCTCAGTAATTTTTATCTTCATATCTGCCACCCCCACTATCTCAGCATACTAAGAATAATCATTACAGCCTTTGCCGTAGGTGACACAAGCCACCCAATCAGCTCATACACAGAATTGACAAAAGCAACAGCTGTAATCAGTCCAACCACTCCAGGAAATACTATCCAAAAAGTTTCATTCCAATTTCCTCGATTTTTTTGATCATATTTCCATACTGTCGGAATAACTTTGAAAAGGATACCTCCGACAATCAGGCAAATAATAATCACTGTTATGTTTGTTGCTATATTCAGCTTTGCCAGTTCCGGTATCAGGAACTTTGCCGAAGTACCGAGTCTGTCACACAGATTGTCTATGATTGCATTTACTTCTTCGCTCATTCCGTTTCCTCGCTTTCCTGTTTGAGCCATTTCATAAATGATTTTTTGCATTCATCTTTAGTCCACGCAGCGCAGATAATGAACGCAGGACAAGTATCAAGACACTTAGAATGTTCTGCTAACCACTTAGCCAGTTCCTCATCCGTCATGGCTCTGATCTTGTCACCATTGGTCATTTCCCGTCCTCCTTAATTAAGTCAAGTATCTCAACGAGTGCCTCTTGAATGCACCTGTGCTGGATGTACGGAAGTCCGCTTGTATCCTCGTTAATAAGATCACAGCGTTTTTCGACTGCCCCATAAAGACCATTCTCAGCAATATCCTCTCTAAGTCCTTCAATGTATTCTTCATAAGTAATGGTTTTGAGAGTGATTTTCGGAATATTGAAGTTCATCCCTGTTCCTCTCTCATATCAGCACCGCAGTTCGGGCAGTAGTTCCAACGAGGCTTTCCCATAATGGTGTCATCTGTTTCCTGTCCGCATTTATTACAGCGATATTTCGTTGCATAAGAACGCGACCGACACATTATCCACTTTCCCTTCTTCCGTTTTGGCTGTGCAGAGGGCACGTTTCTCAGTGTGTTCATAGCATCTGTTACGCTTATAAGCTCATCACCCCAAACAACTCGCAACTCTCCATGAGCTTCATGCGCCACAGTATATCTTCGTGCAGCAAATTGTAATTCTGTTTGTGCGAATGCTCTGCTGATTAAATCATCCATCCCATTCACCACCTTAAATCTTCGCCACAGTCGGGACAGAAATTATAAATATGGTTATCCCTTCTGCCACACACGGGGCATTCCCACCGCATCATTACATCTTTGCCCCTGTCAATCCAGTCTTTCTTCTTCCGTTCGGGCTGTGCGGATGGCAATAAATCAATCCCCCCAAGCGCGATTAATTCATTTGTTTCAGGATCTCTTTTTGCAATACATGTAGCACCTAAAGACTTTATATAATCCCTATCAATCAGATCCATCGGTTCTCCTCTCCGCTTTACTGCAAAAATCGTTATCTGATCTTTCAGATTCTGTGATATCGCAAAAACATATATCTGTATCAATCCATCTGCGAAATTGTTTACAATCCTTGCAGTGGATGATTTCGGGCTGTGCGGAGGGCAGGTCCTCTTTTCCATAGATAATCTCTAACGGCTCAATCACATTGGGCTTTGCCATCCCGATGTGCTCTCCGTACAATCCCATAAAATCCCACAGCTGGAATGTCGTATATCCGTCTTCGTCCACTTTTGGAAATGATGGCTTGACCATGACTCTGCCATACCATTCGTTAACATGATCTACCCTATGGTAGTAAATCTCCTTGCCTAAATCTGTTAATTTTACCTTGATACGCTCGTTAAGATTTATTCTCAGCTCCATCCTGCTCTCCTTTGTACGGCTCCGGCAAAGGTCGCCAGGCTGAAACAATCAGCTCCAAATAATCACGCCCATACCAGGTGCCTATAAACTCGTCATAATAGGCTACCATTTGCCCCATGTCCGAACATACCCACACGTCGACCCTCGGCGTAGGCATCCGTTCGCTGCACGGGATCCACTGACGCACTGCTGGAGCTTCCTCGATGATTTTCCTCGCTCCGCCCGGTGGTCCTTTATGCTGACGGTCATATTCATCAAGTAGATACTGCCTGCTTACAAGATCCATATCATCACCACCATTCCGGCTCAAAGATTGAAGAAAAAACGATCACAAGAAGGACTACCCCGCAGACTGTTACGAAGCGGTCTCCGGTATTGGCTCCGTGAGAAATTAATCCGCCTCCGATAGTTGACGCAAAATATTTTAGATGTATTGTCATTCAGCCCTCCTGTTCCATGCTTCGATTGCTTTTTTCTTCAATGCTCCGCACGTCAGTGCCGTGCACTGTTCGCACATTACGAACCAACGAATGTCCTTTTCCTTTGTCTCTGTTTTGAGGTTGTACGCCTCGCTTTCATACAACTCTGCTTTCCCTCCGCAGAACGGGCACGGTTTTAATTCAATCATTCGTCCTCCATTTCCACCGCTGCCATCAACGCGCCGATCATAAAACCGACATTAACTCCAATGATGAATATGATTATTCCAATCATTGTCCGCTCCTCCATTCCATCTCGATCAGGAACGCGATGTTGCATGCAAGGTGCCACAAATGAGGCAGCCCGCTCTCCGGATCCGTGCCGGCCGGATCGTCAAGATAAGCCAGGAAATGACGGAAGGCTGCATCTCTGTATCGCTCAGGCTCGACCGTTCTCCAGTTCTCCGGATCACCATATTTCTGGTTGCCGTACTCGCGGATCCGCGCGATCGCCCAGATGATCATCCGCGGGACCAGTGTCAAACGAGGCTTACCAGCGTCGCTCTTTGCCTGCTGGCTTTTCAGTTCTTTATCGTACATCCGCCACCTCCACGGCCGCCGCCAGCGCTGCCCAGATAACTGCAATGACAATGACGGCAATAATTACGACAGCTATTTTCATGTGTGCCTCCTTATACCACATATTTTTCATGAGTGCTTTCAAGCTGCTTACTATCAATGTCAAGATAAATCTGGGTTGTGCCTACGCTATTGTGTCCGAGGATCTGCGATACTTCCATCAATGGCATTCCTGCTCTTAGTGCCATCGTTGCACCTGTCCTCCGGAAACGATGCGGATGCACATTCTCCACACCTGCACGCTTACCAATTTGCCGCACTCTGCTCTCAAGAGATCCAGTATCTCTCTTTCCTTCAACCATGTTCTCCGGATCTGTCCACCAAAGATGCATTTGTTTCGGACTAATACCTTTTCTTAACAAGATCTTCCCAGACTTTCCTTTCGGGAACAGTAACGGCTGATTGTCTTTCCTCTTCTCAAGATATGCCTTGATTGCCAGCTGAGCTTTAGCTGTCAGATATACCGTCCGATATTTGTCGCCTTTTCCATGTACGACAATCTTGTTCCCGTCAAGATCGCTTACCTTCATCTCTGCGATCTCAGATACTCTCGCCCATGTCGATATCAGGATCTCTATCAACGCCCGGTCCATCTCGTCTTCGCATGCGAAGCGGATCTTCTCCAGTTCCATGTTCGTATAGGCTTTCTTTTTCTTTTTTGTCTCCTTTATTGCTTCCACTTTTGCCATCGGGTTCTTGATAAGGATCTCCTCCTTCTGCAGCCATGAATAGAAGGCAGACAGGTTTCTGCGCTCATTGTTCGCAGTAGCCTTGCTGACACCATCTCTGTTTACCCTGATTGCCAGATACAGACGTATGTCGTCAGCCGTAATCTGTGTGTATGGCTTCCCGATATGATGAAATGTAAAACTTATGCTGTCTCTGTAATATTTGATCGTCCGTTTTGACAGTCCTCTCGCTGTCTTTGACATCAGGAAGCGTCTCAGGATCTGCTCATTCACGTCTCCCTGATACGGAATTAGTTCAGTCTCATCTTTTTTTATGTCATATTTACTGAGAACCATTGATACCCTCATTCTGACGTCGCTAATGTCTTTGTCTTCAATGAATGGAGATATAGCAAAGATAAGTTCCGTACACACATTTTCGTCAATGTTCATATCAGCACCCCCATCCTTTTCGGAGTGAACAGCATCCTGTCTCTCGGTGTCCTGTTCGGGTCGAATGGCTCGCTCAGTGTATCTCCCTGAACACAAATCGCGCTGATCCCAAGGAGCGACAGCTGCACATAGCACATGTATACGCCTTTCCAGTCGAGATCCTGCGCGACCACTTCCATCACCTTCTGGTAGTTGATACCTTCCTCCTGCAGGACCTTTGCTGCGGCGATTATCATCGCGCCGCCTCCGCACGTAGGCTCGTTCAGTGTCAATTTTGTCATCCCGTCCCGTAATGATTGTATTGAACTTTCAAGTGACAATCTTGCAGTCAATACTGAAAGGTGAAATGGTGTGAAAAACTGTCCTGTAATCTTTGTCCCCATGCCTGATTTCATATAAACGTCACCGAGCACATCATCCGGGCCGTCTTCCAGCGTGTCTACAAGGCATCCCGTCATTTGGAACAGTTTCTCCTGTTCTTCCTTGGTGTATTTCCTCATCGTGTCGAGATAATACTGTTCCCTGGTATTCCAGATCTTGCTGTGAAACGGTGTAGTTGTATTGCTGATCGACAAGGCCAAGCACTGGATCCAGTCCGTGAAGATCTCATACCCCGACTGTTTCCCTGTCATGCTTTCGATTGTCTTTATGATCTCCTTTCTCCTGTCCACGCTTTCGTCTCTCCTTTTTGATTGCGCCGGCCTTCTTATAGAGCCTCACTACATTCAGTCCCGCCTCCGTCAGTTCTGGATTCTCAAAGCGTAAATGCATCCTTGAAAGTGCCAAATGTTCTCCCCTGGTAATGAGTTCCAGGTTGCTGATGTCACAATTCGTTTTATCGGAGTCTTTGAACATAATGACCATTCCTTCCGGAATTGGGCCGTTGTGTTTTTCCCACTCTGCCCTGTGTATATACTCCCATCGATCTCTCGCGCACGTTCCTTCCATCTGCTTCTTTCTTATCAGGTATCCTTCCGCATCTGTCAGAATCGTGCCAACCGGAAGTTCATTTTTCGGTCTGTTCCCTTTTTTGAACTGTGTTGCCTTTGACCGTTCAATGGCTTCCGGAGTACAGTATTCACGCTGCTTCTTTCCCTTGTTCCCTGGCGCTCTTCCTTTCTGGAACCACCCTGTCAGTCCGGATCTGATTCCGTTCCTTTGTCTGAATTCTTTCATCTGCCCCTGTGTGAAATTTGTCCCGAACTTTTCATTCACCATTTCAGCCATTTCTTTTGAACTGACTCCCCATGAATTGTCGCGAACAAATTCGTACAACCCTTTAGGATAGCGCGTCTGGTATTTCCAATATTCTTCTGATGTCCATTTACCTAACCCGTTTTTGTAACCGTAGTTTGACCGAAACGCTTTCATTGATTTATTTGTGAAATTTGTTCCAAGCTTCCTGTTGCATGCCTCTGCCAGATCCTGATCCCGCATTCCTGGTGCATGGACCTTCACGAACTCATGGACTTCCGGCGGGTAACGGTAGATCATTTCCACTCTCCCTTCGTTTCGAGCATCGGCGGGACTGTACGGTCTTTGGAGTTATATCCGTACTGGTCCAGGTGCTTCATGGTGTTGAATGCCAGCTCCCCTGTCTGGATGATCTTCTCGGATACCTTGACGATGCTGTCAGTCTTCCGGAGCTCCCGTTCCAGCTGCTCCTCTGTGAGAGAATCATCATTCAGCCTTTCCAGCTGCTCGAACAGGTAATTATTCAGGTCTGTCAGTGTATTCTTCATCTGTCACACCTCCCCAGAATCTGCAGATGACCTGCAGGTGTTCAGCAGCCTGCCTGATATTGCTTCTTGTTGCGTTCTCAGGGATGTTGATCCTGATCTCATCTCCGCTTTCGATCGGCACCCTGTACGTCCTGATCGGTTTATAGTCTTCTGTACCCCCCCCAGCAAAAACTGTGCCTTTTCTTGTATACACTTTATCTCCCATAGCTTTTCTCCTTTTGTCTGTATATTCGCTCAATCTCTTCCAGAACCGCCTGGATCATCCGAACAGCGAAACGGCTCTCACTGTATCTTCTGGCCAGCTGATCTGCCTGATCGAGGGATCTGCTCCACCACTGTTCAGCTGATACCGGCTGCGAGTGTTCCCGGAAGAATCTCCACAGGTCCTGGAAGAACCTGAAATATGTCATTGTGTCCATAACGACGTCACCCTCACATAAATTCCTGCAGGTGAAGATTTTACCCAAAACTTTTCGATGATCTCTCTGCAGACCTGAGCATCATCCAGCCAATACCCTGTTCTGGTCATGCAGTCTTTGAGGAGCTTGTCCAGGTTATCAGTGTCCGGTTTTGATATCCGGAACTGGCCATCGAGTCTGTCATGAGGAGTCGGAAAGCACCAGGTCGCTACAAGCTCCACTGGACCTCTCAGTGCCTCTACAGGTCTGTGTTCAGCCAGATGTCCAATGAGCAGCTGCCGTGCCGCCTTCAGTTCCGGAGGATCGTAAAAGACTGGTTGCCCATTCCTTATCGACACCTTATGTTCCTGAGCTGTTATTGTCGGCGGGATCATGGCCATAAAGAATTCAATTTTTGCTGCTGCCATTTTTCTCAATCTCCTTGATCTTGGCCAGAGCCTGAGTTCTGCTTGCGACGCAATCCCCAAAAATCGGGTTGCTCTCCCAATCCGGCACGATGTACCAGTGCAGCACCGTCCACGCGGTATGAATGTTTGGCCATGAGAATGTGCGCTTCTCTTCTTCGACCACCAGCATCGTCTTGTCCGGCAGATCGTAACACCACCACGTCCGTCGCAGCATCGGGTCATGCTTCCACAGGTACCAACCGTTCTCCCTGTTCCGGTAATCTTCCAGGAAGGCAATCCGCTCTTTGTCGTTTCTGAATTTTTTCATCTCGGGTCCTTTCTCGCGTTTGTCGTCGTAGCCGGGTCGGTGCGGACGGCGGGCGGTAGCTTGCGCCCGTCGTACCTACCCCTGCGACAGAGGGGTGCGACGGACACGGAGTATACGTAGTATACTGGTCTGTCGTCGCACTGCGACGAACCAAGGTCCATCGCACCATCGCACCTGTTTGTAATGAGGTGCGATGAACTAAGGTCTATCGCACCATCGCACCATTTCATCGCACTGCGATAGACCAAGGTGCATCGCACCCGTCGCACCATTCGGACTACTGCGACGAACCAAGGTCCGTCGCACCATCGCACCTCCTGCGCACGAACATCTTTCCAGACTCTGAGGCATACTTTTCAAACTTTTCTGCGTATTCTGGTTTTCGTTTTTTCGTATCTCCGAGCCATGATCCGAGCGTCTCCGTCTTGACATTTATGGCCTGTGCGAGTGCTGACATCTCTACCGGTTCGCCGCTCAATTCGAGATTAGTAAACGCGATCTCAAATTTGTTTTGTTGCTTTTCTTTATCTCTTGCAGCCTTCTCCTTCCGCCTCTCCTTGCCTATTTCCCAGAATGGCTTCTGGATCTCCGGATCTATATCCTCCAGACATCCGGACACGTCCGGGATATGAATCGGATAACTGAACCATGTATTGACCGGCGCGAACTTCTGGAACTCCCTGAGAGTTCCATCGATCCGCCAGGCTGTCAGTCCCCTTGCTTTCGCCTCAGCTGCTTCCAATTGTTTTTTCAGGGAGATGTTCTGCCATTTGTCCAGCTTGTTTGTGCAGTATGTCAGCATCCTGTCGCCCATTAGGCGATCATCTTCTGACAGATCTGTCTCCCATGGCAGCTCCGGACAGTGTGCTGTCAGGAACTGGATGCAGGTCCTGCAGACGGCCTTATTGATCTCTTGGGAGATGATCTCATCTGTAAGCGGTAGCTCTATCATATCCAGGAGCGCATCCGGATCTCTGGCGAAGACGCCGGATCCTGAGGCTCTATCTATGGACTTTTTCTGTCCCTGGTTGCCTTTGCTGTGGTGATGGCAGTAGATCACTGCAGCGCCCAGCTCCGTGCAGACCTTGTCGAACTGATTACAAAATTTAGCCATCTGATCAGCTGAGTTTTCGTCGCCGGTGATGACTTTGTATATTGGGTCAATGATGACTGCTTTGTAAGATTTTTCCTTTGCTCTCCTGATCAGCTTCGGCGCCAGCTTGTCCATTGGTACCGACCTGCCTCTCAGGTTCCAGATATCAAGGTTCTTTACGTTCTTAGGCGGGATCCCGGATGCGTTGTATACATCCCTGAACCGGTGAAGACAGGACGCCCTGTCGAGCTCAAGATTGACATACAGCACCCTTCCCTTCATACACTCCCATCCGTGCCACTGTGCGCCCTCAGCGATCGCTATGCACAGCTCTATGAGGTCGAAAGACTTACCGGCCTTGGAAGGCCCGACGATCAGCATCTTGTGGCCTTCCCTGAGCACTCCTTTGATCAGCTCCGGAGCCAGAGGCGGAAGACTGTCCCATTCCGCTGACAGATCTTCGATGTCCGGCAGATCATCATTGACGGCTTCTATCCACTCCTTCCATTCCGCCCATGATTTACAGCCGATGTTCGTGTCGATGATGTACTGCTTCTTTTCTCCGCGGATGCATCCCGGCATCCTGGATAACCTTGAAGGGTTCCGATTCTGTGTGTCGATCACCATGCCGTTTTTCTTACAGATCTCATAGAGATAATTGACACGCTCCTGGTATTCCTTCTTATCGTCAGCCTCGATTCTCACGATCGCATGCACCGACTTCCCACCGGAATAGAGCAACACTGCGACAGGAAGGTTCAGCTGACGAATAATGCCATTCTGCTCTTCAAGGCTCATATTGTCGGACTCGACCAGTGCGTACCGGTAGTCCGTCACATTTTCGTTGTTGACGCCATTTCCATCAATCGGATTAAAGCGAATCCATGCGCCTGCGTGATGGTCATACTTTCCGATCACGTCTTCTAATTGCCTGCTTTTCAGCCTGCTTATAATGTCGCCGACTCGCAGCGTGTAGATGCCTTTGTTGGCCGGGATCCATTTCAGGTCCCCGTTCTTGTTTGCCTTCTGATAAGCTTCGGTGACAAAACCGAAGATCTCCTCCGGTTGGAACAGGGTCTCAAGATAACGGATCAGCTGCTGCTCCGGCTTCCATTCTTTCGGCTCTTCAAATTCCCTGTGCTCTGTCCATCCCTCACCGACGACCACTCCTTCGTATTCAATGGAATCGTCCAGGCTTAGGATCCTGCCGGGCTCTCGATTGGGAGACCAGCCTTGCTGTACAGCCATGTGGTAGATCGTGCCACCAGTGACGCCCTCGTCACGTCTGAAGGAACGCCATTTTTTCTGGCACTCCCCGGGATGGTATCTTCCGGAATCACGTCGGCTCCAATCGTCCCACACGCTGCAGGAATAACCCTCAAGTTTGAGCGCCATGCCTACGTCAGCCCATTCCTGGTAACTCAGCAGGGAGGGATCTATGTGATTAAGTAAATCTTCCAGATTTGTCCTGTTCTCCATTTATCAGTACCCGACCGCCCTCGGTGGATCTGCAGGCGGTACATAAGCTCGTGGGTTTATAGTTCTCGGGGTCTTCCAGCCGTTCGCCGCGATCCTGTCGATCAGGTTCCTTGCCTGTTCAAAGGACCATGTGCCTACTTCCTGAAAGCCTCTCATCTCAAGCTGTTTAATCTGCTTCGGAGTTGCAAGGCCGTTCTGTTTCCTCTCGTTCAGCTTGTCGAGGAACATATCAGCAGCGCCCTGTGTCTGAATGTTGTCAGCTCGGATCCCGAGCTTCTCAAGCCTCTCTCTGGTGTCCTGCGATGGCTCCTGAGCCGCATATCCGAAGATTGGTTTGTATTCCATCAGTTCCTTCGCATCGATGCTCATGGCGTACTGCAGAGGATCCACGAGGCGGCTCTTCTTCCTTCGCTGCGCTGCAAGCTCCTTGGCCAAGGCCTCTTCGCGCTCCATCACCACTTCTTCGGAGGCTCGCTTCTCTGCCTCTTCGATGTCCTGAGCCTCTCCTGCAGCCTCTTCCATGTCTTTAGTCATCCGCCTGGCGACTTCCTCGTCTTCGCATATCAGTGCTGCAGGATGACATAACTCATGCCGTTCCGTCATCCAGAGGAAGTCAATGAGCAGCAGGTATTCTTTGCCGGTCTCCGGAGAGAGCCTGGTCCCTCTGCCGACCATCTGCGCATACAGCGGACGGGATCGTGTCGGCCGCAGGACGATGATGCAGTCCACGGCCGGGCAGTCATATCCCTCAGTAAGCAACATGGAGTTGCAGAGGACGTCATACTTACCATCTTCAAAATCCTGAAGGATCTCTGCCCGATCAGAGCTGTTGCCGTTGACTTCTGCAGCCACGAAGCCGCGTTCATTCAGCATGGCCATGAACTTCTGTGAAGTAGCGATCAGAGGAAGGAACACGATCGTCTTCCGGTTTCTGCAGTATTTCACCATCTCATCAGCGATCTGATACAGATATGGATCCAGTGCAGTCCCAATCTCCCCGACCTTGAAGTCTCCGGCGCTGATCCCGACCATGCTGATATCAATCTTCAGCGGAACAGTCAGTGCCTTGATCGGCACAAGGTATCCGCTCTTGATCGCCTGAGGCATGGTGTACTCATAAGCCAGCGACTCAAAGAAGGATCCGAGGTTTTTCATATCAGCCCTGTCAGGCGTCGCTGTGACTCCGAGGACCTGCGCATTGCCAAAGTGTTGCAGGACTGTCTGGTAGCTGGGGCTGATGCTGTGATGGGCCTCGTCGACAATGATCACATCGAAGAAATCCGGAGAAAACATCCTGAGCCTTTTTTCACTCATTAATGTCTGGACGCTTCCTACAACAACTCTGTACCATTCGCCGAGGCATGACCGCTCGGCCTTTTCGACACTGCACCTTAGCCCGGTAGCCTTCAGGATCTTATCGGCCGCCTGGTCGAGGAGCTCCCCGCGGTGCGCCATGATAAGCACCTTATATCCGCGGCGGACGCACTCCTCGACGATCTTGGCAAATACGATGGTCTTTCCGGTCCCTGTCGGCATGACTACCAGTGTCTTCCGGTGCCCCTGATCCCATTCTGCAAAGACGCCCTCAAAAGCTTCCTGCTGGTATGGTCTGAGCTGCATCATTAGAAGCCACCGCCTCCCCAGGATGCCTGCTTCTTCTCCAGGAACTCGATATTTGTATATGTCTTTTCAGCATTTTCGCCTTTTCCCTTGGTCTTCTTCACTCTCACCTTGCAGCTCTGTCCGGCAAGCTCATTCAGAGCCCTGCCAAGGTTCGGCAGCGGTTCGCCCTTCTTCTTCTGGCCGGTTGACAGGAAGAGCTGGGACAGCTTCCACTCAAAGTCCGAATTGAGGACAAAATTCTCTCGCAGCTGTGCTTCCTGGCTATTCGGCAAATACAGGTTCACATAAACGATCCTGGTGGGGTTGCCATTGTACTCATTGGCCCACTGGCACATCCCGCTCTCAACATGATCGATACGCGCATCATAGTCCCCTTCCGGAACGTCGACAAACTGGCTTTCCTGCTCGATGCTGCCATTAAGATCTAATACATTACCCATGATTTATCCTCCTTACTTGTATTCGATTTCCTGCTTTTCTCTGACTTCCATGATGGCAGCTTTCAGCTGAGGCCAGTACCCGACGCACCATCCTTCAAGGAAGTCCTTCGGATAATCAAATACCCTTGTATCAGCTGTCATGTAACCTTTTGAAGATGCGATGTTCTGGATCTCCCATTCGTCGATTCTCGATGCGATCATCAGATCCCGGAGCGACTTAGGGATACGCGGATCCGGTTCGGTGTAATCTTCTTCGATGGGGATCTTATCCACGTCCTCCGGCCCCATGATCGTCGTCGGACTTCTCCTGTCGTACTCTTCTTTCGAGATCTGATAATTACCGTTTAACAGATCTCCCGGGACGAGATTTCCTGGCTTAATATGGAACAGGGATCCATCTTTTTCGAAGTAGAGATCTTCCTGAGCCGTAAAGCCCTGCAGATCCTTATCAACTTCCTTCGGAGGATCTTTCTTCTGGGTGGTTTTCTTCTGTTTCGGTTTTTCTGCAGGTTTCTCAGGCTCCGGCTGAACAGGATCCTGCGCGAAGATCGGCGCGATCGATGCGTATTCAAGCGGGAGTTCATCCGGCATGCCGTAACGGTTCTTGGCATCCCAGAATGGAGTGTGGTTGGTATGGATCACCCTACGGCCACCCTGTGCCTTATTCTTGCCCTTTGCAGCTCCCTGGTTGTCGACGTTGATCACATTTACCTTGTAATTGAGGAACAGGACCGCGTCAGCCCATTCTCTGATCAGCGGAGCGACCTTCTTAGAGGTCTTCATTTCCCAGTGGTCATAAGCGCCCATCTCTTCCGGAAGCTCCACCTTCCGGAGCTGCGCGTGGGCCGTGATCACGACATTGATCCCTTTTTCAGCGACCTCACTCATGAGATTCAGCATTTTCCCGAAGCGCTCTGCGCTGTATGTATATCCTTTGCCAAATCCGAAGTCCTCTATCCCGTTTTTCTGGTTCTGCTTCAGGAGCTCGTCGATTTCCATCTGCTCGGCCCAGTCTGCAGTATCAAGGACCAGTGTCTTGCAAATGCCTGGATTGTCCCGGATGAAGCGGACCTCATCAAGCAGCATCGTCCATGACGAAGGCTTGTCGAGACGCTTCACATCCATATCTTTTGTTGAGTCTTCGGTGTCAATGAACACCGGATCCGGAAACTGGCTTGCCAGTGTGCTCTTGCCGATCCCTTCCGGACCGTAGATCACTATCTTTTTAGCGCCTGGAAGCCTACCGCTCGTAATATTAAAAGCCATGTATCATTTCCTTTCCGCATGTGATAATTCCCTGGCTGTTTCTTCCGGGAAGAATGTCACATACATATTTCTGTTGATCAGGTCAAAACCTCCTGAAGCGAGAATCTCTACATCTTCTCTGTTGATCTCTTTTTTATAATTCTTATGACAGGTATACATCCTGCAGATAGCCGGCCGGACGGAATAAATGGCACATCTGTGATCATCCCGGTCAAGAAGGAACGGACAATCATTATGGATCGTAGGACCTGAGAAAGGGCCCTTTAAAAAAAGAGGCTTTGAAGGGCGGATTCCGTGTTCTTCAATGTACTTTCTGATTCTCTCTACGTCCTTATCTGCAATAGGAATGATGTTTCCGCAGCAGTTGCCACAGTCACGGCATTTCCCATTATCTGTAAAATCTATCGGATCCTCTATGGAGAGCACGTCTGTTGCTTTTCTGAACCTGTACTGTTGAGAAACTCTCATATCAGAACCCCGCGCCAGGCGTCCAGCCTGTTACTGTGATTGGCTTGTCAGGATCAGGCTTAACAAAACTGCCATTCTGTCCTTCGACGTATCCGTCAGTGATCACGACGCTGCACTCATCACCGGTGCTTACCCTCGTGGCGATTGCCTGCAGGCCTTCCTGCTCCAGCCACTTCCCAAACTCCTGAAGTGTGTCGAGATCCATCGCTTCGAGCCTGTCAAGCAGGACAAAACCGCATTTGGGATTCAGCTTTCTTACGATGGACGTGGAGACGATCATCTGCTCGGCTCCGGACATGTTGTCCCACTTCTGGCCGTTGTAGACCAGTTCTCCATCCTGGACTGACAGACCCGGCAGAGGAAGATCCGCATTTTCCAGTAAGGACGCCTTTTCATTCTGAATCTTCTCCAGTATCACAGTCAGCTGAGAATACTTATTGCGGTATTCCTTGGCATCCTCTTCGGCTTTTGTCTTGTCAAGGTTCGCCCGGACCTTGCGATTGATCAGGTCGATCGTTTCAATAGATCTCTCAAGTTCTTCCGTTGACTCGTCCTGCAGCTGCTCCGCTGTATGGAAGGCAACTTCCTTATCCTCGCAAGCCTTGTTATATTCTGCCTTTACCTCTTCAAGTCTCCTCTCAGCTTCCGCTGCCTGTCCGTAAGCCAGGGAAAGCTTTTTCTCCAGGTATTCAACCTTTTTTTCCAGCTCGGAAGCGTAATCACGTTTCCTCTGGTTTTCACCATTCTTAGCCAGGATGTCCTGTTGCTGCCTGATCAGTTCCGATGCACTGACAGGCATTTCCGGAGCATCAGGATAATAAGGCTGTTCCGCGGCGAACTTTTCTTTCTGATCAGCGATACGTCCGATCATACGGCGCTCATCATATGTTTCATTGAATTTCTGCTCCAGGGAGACCAGCTTGTCACCGATCCCAATGATCTGCAGGAGCGTATCCGCCTTTTCCTTTCCGGAAGACTCCATGAACTTCGGCAGATTGATGGCCAGCTCCTCCACAAAATCATCCAGGATCCTTTGACCTGCCTTCTTTCCAGAAGGATCTGTCACTGTAAGGTCGCTGTTTTTGCCCTTGCGCTCTACGACAAGACCGTTGTCCATGATCACCTTCAGACGCGGGGGAATGGTGCTGTCCGCGTTCTTGGCCTCTGAGGGGCGGTACCGGTTGCCGCCCAGAGCCCATGCGATCGAGTCGAGCACAGAAGATTTGCCCTGCCGGTTCTTCCCGCCGATGATCGTCAGGCCGTTCTGTGTGGGCTCGATCATTACGGCGTGGATCCTCTTCACGTTTTCGATTTCCAGTCGATTGATTTTCATGCTATAATCTCCTTGTGATGTTCTTTTTTTAGCCCTGGTCCGTGTTCCAGCACGCCGGGGCTCTTTTTGCATATACTGCCATATAAACGGCGGATCCGATCGCGATCACTGCAGCGACCGGGCTGTCCAGTGCGTAGTCGATCGCGCCTGTCCCGACGATCAGCGCCAGGACGAACAGTATGTCCTTCATATTGCGTCCCTCCTTGAATAGTCTCTCCTCTTCGGGAGCCTCCCCTCCTTCCGGAGATCGCTCGCCCTGGTCTCGCAGGCCTTCGCGGTCTTCCCGATCGCAGCGGCGATCGCGCTGTACGGCTCGCCCGCGCGGTACATCCTGTCGAAGGTCCGCCGCTGTTCCTCCGTCCACGTCCAGGGCGTGCGCAGCGGGACGTCCGGAAGTGATCCCTGCCTCTTCCTGGAATAGATCCTCGACATGACCTGCTTCGGTGTCATGCCCAGCTGATCAGCGATCTCTGCATTCAGCTTCCCCTGCAGGTACAGCTCTTCCAGGACCTTGTCCCTCTCAGGCGTCCAAAGTGCATTCGGCCTTGGCTGCTTCTTTCCTTTGTTCCAGGGCTCGCGCTCATTCACGGGAGCAGGGGCGTTCTCCCGGATCTCGATGATCACCGCGCCCTCCGTGCTCGGCGCCTTCGGCTTGCGGGCCCGCGTCGGCTCCAGGCGCGGCACCGGCAGCCTCGCTGGATCAATCTTTAATGCTGCGACCATCGATCTCTGCCCTTTCAGTTATGGTCCGGATATTGGCTCCCATCATCGCGCCGACAAAAGCGCCGATCATTTTCGCGGGAATTATGACTCTTCCACTGCGCGATCTGATGATGTTGTGCGTGAACGATCCGAGTGCCTTCGAGACCTGATCCAGTATCTCGACAGGCACGCCTGATCCGATTCCGGCCATGGCCGTGTTCGCCTGGGAATCCTTCGGATTGATAATGAATGCGAGAACAAATTCGCCCTCGTACTCGACGTGCTCGCCATTTCCTTCAAGTGTTACCTTTACCATTTATTCTTTTCCTCCTGTCATCTAATCTGTCTCACTATCTGCCCGATCTGCTCATTCGTCAGCTCCCTGATTCTGCAGATACTGGCGAACTGTATCAGCGCCGGAGAGAACTGTCCCTGGCGCCATCTCTTCAGAGTTGTCGGTGCTGCTCCGATTGTCTTCGCCATCTTCTCGCAATTCACTGTCTGGCAGCCTTCTCCGAACAGCATCTTTTCCGGTGTCTTCACTTAGTACCTCCTTCCTTATCTTTCGCCTGTCCACGTAATCCGTACACTGTCCGCGCCGTTCATAACACGAATGCCGGCGCGCGCACCAGTGACAGGCGTCCCGGTGGCTCATTGTTCTGCCTCTGCATCGTCCTCAGTAAAGAGTTCCTCAATGCTGAGTTTTGGATTCACGATCTTGCGAATGGCAAGGGCCTCAGGCCATGTGAAATCGGTGTCTCCGTTGATCTTATTCCTCAAGGTTTTTTCGGTTACGCCGATCTGATCTGCAAGAGCAGTAATAGTGATCTTTGCTTTGATCATCTCTCCTCTTAAAAAGCTGTGCATTTATACCTCCTTTCCGAAATTACCCGTTAACGGTTAGCTATGCACATATATTATTACCGTTAACGGTCATTGTCAACAATTTTTTACCGTTTACGGAAAAATAATATTGACGAAATTGTTAATTAGCGGTAATATTTTACCTGTAGAAAAGAAGGGAGGATCTGATATGGGACTTGATAAAATTGCTGAATATAAGAAAAAATTAGGTCTTACAACAGAGGAGCTGTCCATCAGGTCCGGCGTTCCTGTCGGCACTCTGAATAAGATTTTGAGTGGTGCGACACGTGATCCGAAGCTTGAAACCTTAAAGGCAATAGCAAAAGTCCTGGGGCTCACTCTGAGTGATTTTGATGATGAGGATGTTTCTACACAGCGCTCGAATACACTTGCTGCTCATTTTGAAGGGGAAGATCTGACCCCAGAGGAATGGGAAGAAATTAACAACTATGTAAAATTTGTGAAATCAAAAAGACACGAGTCTTGATTTTGGGACACCATGTCATGGTATCCTTTTTTCGAGAGGAGGGAGGGATCATGACAACAGAAGAGCTGCTCAGGCAGGAGGCCGCAGACAGCGGCGCCGAAGTTATAGATTGGAATTTTGAAAGCAAAAACATTAAAGGGCTGTACTGTGACGGGATGATCGCGGTCAGCTCTTCCGTTCCTACAAGCGCAGAGCGGGCTTGTGTGCTCGCGGAGGAATTGGGACACCATAAGACCGCAGCGGGTAATATCATTGACCAGCGCCGTGCCTCAAACCGCAAACAGGAACTGACTGGCCGTGTATGGGCCTATGATCGTCTGATCGGACTGGCCGGGATCCTCAGAGCCTTCCGGGCCGGATGCCGAAACCGTTACGAGATGGCAGAATATCTGGATGTGACTGAGGAAATGCTGGACGACGCAATGAAGTATTACCGTAGAAAATACGGAAAATGTGCAAAGTATGGAAAATATGTGATTTATCTTGACCCACTTGGAATTATGGAAGTGTTTTAAAGAAAGGAGAAGGACATGGCAACAAAGAAAAAAGGGTCAAACACGGGTATTCCGGGGCTTTCATTCAGCATGAACAAAGCACTTGGGATTACAAGCGCAAAGAGGAAAATCGCAAAAGCGACTGGCATTCCTACCACAAAGGCAGGCCGTCAGAAAAAGGTTGGTAAAATTCTTGGAATTAAATAACTAAAAAATCCCCCACCCTGCGCCAACAGGATGAGGGCAGCCCCGAATGGAGCCGGTAGAGTTCTCAACGACATTATACTCCTATCGGGGCTTTATTTTCTATACCCTGAAAGGAGGTTTTTTATGCCAACTGCAAGAAAATTAAAGTCCGGGTCCTGGAACTGCAGGATCTTCTCGCACTACGAGTACGGACCGGACAACCGGAAGCTCCGTGTGTATGAGTCTTTTACGGTCAAGGATCCATCAAAGCGCGGGAAGAAGGAATGCGAGCGCCTTGCATCAGAATGGTCCTGTTCGAGGAAGGAACGATGCGAGGATATGACAGTCCGTGAGGCTATACGTAAGTATATCGACACGAAGGAGCATGTGCTCTCTCCCGCCACGATCCGCGGATATGAGTGCTATCGCAAGAAGTGTTACAAGCTAATCGATGATTGTGACATCCGAACGCTGACACAGGCGAATGTCCAGGCATGGATCAGTAAACTGTCCCAGACACATCGCCCGAAGTATGTGAAAAATGTCTATGGCCTGTTTACCGCAGCTGTGACATTCTCCGGCGGACCGTCATTCAATGTTACGCTCCCGGCAACTCCTGTTCCACAGCTTCACACGCCTTGCGACGCTGAAGTGAAACAGCTGATGGATCACATCAAAGACAAGTATGAGCTCCGGATTGCAGTCATGTTCGCTGCCTTCGGATCTATGCGTAGAGGTGAGATCTGCGCCCTGGAATATAGCGACCTGGATGGTAATGCGATCAGGATCCGCAGGAGCATGGTCCGTGATAAGGATGATTACTGGATCACGAAGGACACGCCGAAGACAGACACGTCGAACCGTACCGTCATCCTGCCTGACTTCGTAGTCAATCAAATCGATAAGACGCGGACCGGCAGGATCGTACCGATCACTCCGGAGCAGCTGACGAACCGCTTCCGCCGGGCCGTGAAGTCTGCAGGCGTGGAGAAGTTCCGTTTCCACGACCTGAGGCATTATTACGTCTCGATCGCTCACTCTCTCGGAGTGCCTGATGCTTATGTGCTTGAAACAGCCGGTTTTAAGACAGATTATGTCATGAAGAAGGTGTATCGAGACACGCTGCCGGACGTGATGGAGAAGGAGCGCAACAAGCTGAACAGCCATTTCTGTGATGCATTTTGTGATGCATAGATTGCGGTTTTTTGGTCGCGGGCGACCACTGACGGACGAATGCGACTAAACAGTAATGTCGGGAAAAGCCCGTAAATAAAGCAAAAATAAAGAACCCGCATAAATACGCAGGTTCTCGATACAGTGCCGGCGGTGGGACTCGAACCCAACAAAAAAGTGAGTAATAATAGGAAGAAACACCCTATTATGATGCATCCCGTGATGCACGGCACTATTTTTCCCTCTTGAGATTAGAATAACATTGCTGCACAAATAAGAAAAGCCCCGGAAGGAAGATCCTCCGGGGCTACTTCTTAGTTAAATCCTATTGAGTTTCTGTGTCAGTGCCTCCTGCAATACCTGCGAAAAATTCAATCCTGCAGCTGTCGCCGCCTCGTTCATCCATTCTGGAATAGTCAATGTTTTTTTCACAGCTTTGTTGTTGAACCGCTTCCGATATTCCATCGTATCGGCAGCAATATAGTTCACAAACTGATCTTCCTTCAGATCTATTGCTTTACCGTCTGAAGGTGCCGGAATAGGTCTTTTTTCTGCCTCATAGTCATATAAGGTCAGAGCCAGAACATCTTGTGCCATTTCGATGGCGTCTTTTAAATCGTCGCCAAAAGTGTAGCATCCGTCAAGATCCGGAAAGACCACATCATACTTCCCGTCTTCCAAAACAGTAAATACCGCTGGATAGACATATCCTCCTTTCATAGCCATTGTTCCACTCCCTTTTCTGAATATGTTGTTAAATTATATATAAGTGATGTAGAAGCACCGGGGCTCATTTGAGCCCCGCATCCTTCAAAATCCTGTCGCAAGTCCCTGTGGGGATTTCTTTCTTATGCCTTGCGACTCGAAACTCCTTACCCGTTATCGGGCTATACCATGTATCGTGCTTCGTACCGTGGTGTAAGTTTTCGCACTTGGCTTTTTTAAGAAGTTTCACAAGTTCTGAATATTTCATGCTTCTACCTCCTTTCTGATATTATAATAGCACGTATCAACACGTATGTCAAGCAAAATATGTATAAATACGTATTGTTTTTTTGTTTTTTTAATGTTATGATTTAATCAAGTTCAGAATATTTTATGTTCCCAGTGTTGTGCTGTCTCATTGTGGTGGTGGGGCAGCTTTTTTTTGCACTAAAAAAGAGCCAGAGGGTTTCCCCCTGGCTCTGCCCCCGATCGCCTTCCGGACTGTCGGCAGGTCTGTTACTTAGTCAAAGCTTAGTCAACACTTAGTCAAAGGTTAGTCAACGAATTAGACTAAGTGGTTTTGCTTATTCGGAACAGGGGAGGCTTTTAACCTCCCCATTCCTGATCAAATGCAGGTACCTGCTTAGATGATCTCAGTCTGAATATTTCGGCGTCACAAATCCGCGGATGTTGTTTCCGTTGACTGCAATCGTGCGCCGCTTAACCATGTCGCTGTAGTTTCCTTCAATGACAGTGATCTTGCCGGATGCCACCTTCTCTACGATTCCGATGTGGTCCGGCGTGCCGGTATTGTCTCCGGAGCCGCTGTCCTGCCAGTCATACAGGATGAAGTCGCCGGGCTTCGGAGTGTAGCTGTCAGACTCCACCCAGATCCCCATGCCTTTTGCCAGGGTAATCCACTGCGGGCAGCCGCACTCGATCGGAATGATGTCTGTGTATCCGCTGGCGATCGCAAGGTATGAACAGAATGTCGCGCACCACGGGTCGGTGTACTTCACGGCATATCCTCTCGGGAGCGGCTTCCGCGAATTATACTTGTCGATGATCCTGTGGTGGATCGTATCGCCTTCTTTCACTCCCACAAGGCTCTGGGCGAGGGAGACGATGTCCTTCCGCGGATACGTGCTACCCGCACTCACAGGTGCATCAAACTGCGTCAGGGAATATTCGTCGACCAGCTTCATGCAGTTTGTCGCATAACTGCTCCCGGTGGCGTATCCGTCGTCCTTGATCCTCTGCAGGTAGGTCTTCGGATCAGTCACGCCCTTGAGGTTATCGTAGCGAGTCCTTCCGTCGAAGAGAAACACAAAGTATCCCTTTACGCCCTCTTCCATGCTGTCATACACGCGGAAGTTGGCCGTGATGTTTGTAAGCGTTCCCGGCGTGTACTCCTCTTTCGTGGAAAGATTTACGCTCTTTCCCTTCCAGAGAGTGCCACACTTCAGGCCAAAATAGTTATGATACTTATAACCGAGCGAAGATTCTCCCCATCCGCTTTCGTGGATGGCCTGCGCGATGATGGGACTGTACACCTTCACGCCATACTCAGGGGCGTACTGACAGACCAGTAGTGCGATGTCCAGGATGAACTGCCTCCTCGCGGCCGTGATCTCATTGAGCTTGCCCGTCACTGTGTCCGTGGCTGCCTCCAGCAGCCGCCCGTATCCGTCGAAGCGGTAGAGCTTCCCGTCAATCGTCCGCGTCGCATTGATCACCATCGCCGGCTCCAGGTACCTCACGCCGAGCTCCGGGTCCTTATACCAGCCTGTCCGGAAGGCTCCTGTCTCATCCGCACAGTACCACTTCCCGTCGGTATTGATCCATCCTGTCTGTATCACGCCCCAGCCGTCGGCATAGTACTGCTTCCCGCCGTGTTCTACGATGCAGTTCTTCTGCATGATGCCCCATCCGTCCACGTAGTGCTGGCCGTTCCAGTCGGGGACGATGGTGTCCTTTGCCATCTTCCCGTCTTTTTCCAGATCCAGATAGTACCAATTCCCGTTGACTTCCTGCCATCCGGTCAGGATCCGGCCGTACCCGTCAGCGAGATACCACTGCTTATCTGCAGCCTGGAACCATCCGCCCGTCTGCATGGCTCCCTTGTAGTCCGGATGCAGGTAGCGATTGAAGCCGTCTGGCTTATACATCCCGGTGATCGTGTAGCCGTCGGCGTCGAAGTAGTACCACTTCCCGCCGATCGAATAGGCCCCGTCCTTGTAGCTTCCGCACTGCCAGCCTCTGCCGTCGTGCTTCCATTCATGATACGGCACATCCTTTATGATCACCTTTTTGCCCTGGCGGAAAGTGATCGTGCCGCCGTCTGCCTCAATGTAGAGATCTTCGTCTTGCTGCCGTACCGGGATGCCCTGCTGCTGCAGCCTTTGCGTTCCGTAAGTTGTCCAGCCTGTTGTGCCGGGGCCCTTCCTCTCAATGCATGACTGCCATGCTATCACGCATCCTGATGACTTTGCCGCCGCTGCAGCTGATTTTTCGAAGCTGTTTCCGTGATGGTCGACGTTCGTTCCGGAGATCTTCCAGCTGGCCTGCTCGATTGCCTCTTTAACGGCATCACACCCGTCTCCTCCGTAGGTCAGTCCTGTTTCGGGGGAGTGGATGGCCAAAGAGCCGTCATTGACAAACGCCCACGCTTGCCCTCCGTCGTTGTTCGTGAAGTGCTGCGGCTGCTTCCGCCACACCTTCCACGTCGTGTCACCCGCCTGGAAGGAGCTGCCTTTGTCGATATAGGTCACCGTGGTCTTCTTGGCCCGCATCCAATTCAGGAAGGCCTTAAACGATGCAATGTCATTCTTCAGGGCCCGACCGTTGGCCGAAGAGTCTACTCCAAAAGCAAGGGACTCCGGATCATAGCACTTTATCTCCCTGATCCAGAAGCGGTTGTCATTTGCAATCTGTTCCCCGCCGCCCCAGTGATCGCCGTGGATGTGGGAAATCACCAGCAGGTCAATAATCCGCGTGCCGTTCTCGTTCGGCTTGACATTCTCCATCAGCCAGTTAATCAGCCGGTTCGTCGGCTCGCCGCCTTCGAATGCGTCTAAAAGCATGACCTTCCCGTCGATGATCAGGCCGAGTCCGTCACCCTTGCGGACGTCACTTTTCCCGGCAGGAAGCGTAATCTTCGGAAAATATCCACTCAGCATTTTTTATCCTCCAAATTAAAAAAGAGACCCGAGGGTCTCTGATTAGTTTGCTACGCTCCAGCCCTTGCCGGTGGCTATTGCTTTTTCGGCTGCTGTCAGTCTTGCCACGTTGGTGTTCGTCAGGTTGATCGTCTTGCCGGATACGCTCGGCAGGCTCTCAAGGATCCTGATCAGCGACTCATGTGACAGGCTCCGGCTGTTGGCGTAACTGTGGTTAAGCTTGATCGCGGAAACATACACGTCTTTGAGAGCATAACAGTCTCCTAAGAACTGGGCGGGGTTCGCCGTGATCGCTGACAATGTCCATCCTGTGAGGACTGCTTTCTCCAGCATGTAGCAGTACCGGAACATAGTTGCAACCGTCGTGCAAACTGCCAAATCCCAGTTCTTGATCGTGATCTCCTTGAGCGCGATGCACTCCGTGAACATCGACGCGCACGTGGTTACCTTCTTCACATCCCAGTTTGACAGCTCGGGGATCTCCCTGATTGTCCAGCACTGCCCGAACATGCTGGCCAGCGTGGTCACCTTTGCCGTATTCCATCCACCGATATTGCCTACACTCCGCAGGCTATAACAATACTGGAACATCGACGCAAAGGACGTGCAGTTCTGCGTGTTCCAGGTGTGCAGGTCGAGCTCTTTGAGGCTCCAGCAGTTTGCAAACATGGACGCCATGGATGTCACTGTTGATACGTTCCATCCGGAAACGTCAAGTTCCTTGAGAGATCTGCACGCGCTGAACATGGATCCGAGGGAATTTGTCAGCCTGAAATCCCAGTTCTTGATGCCTGTGATCTTTTCGAGGGAATAGCAGTTTACAAACATACTGTTTGCAGTATTGTTACCGTTTCCGAGCCCTGTTACATTCCAAGCCGGGAAGGCCAGCTCCTTGAGGCTCCAGCAGCCGCTGAACATGCTGTAGATGTTTGTACATGCGCTGGTTACGATAATCCCGGACAGGTCGATTTCCTGTAAGCTGTGGCAGTCCTGGAACATTGATGCCACAGTTGTCAGTGTTCCTGTCATCCATCCTGTGATCTTCACCCGCTTGAGGTTGTGGCAACCGTTGAACATGCTGCTTAGGTTTGTCACCTTGCCAACGTCCCATCCGGACAGGTCGAGGCTTTCCAACGATCTGCAGTTCTGGAACATGCCCGAGAGCGTGGTCACGTTTCCGACGTTCCAGCTGCTCACGGGGGCCTCTGCAAGGCAGAAACACGCATATAACATCGTTGCAAAGGTCGTGCAAAGGTGAGTGTCAAAGTCGGCAAGTCCTTTGACCTCCTTGAGGCAGTAGCAGTAATAAAACATGCTGACCATCGTTGTGGCCTTGCCCGTGTCCCATCCTCTCAGGTCGAGGCTTCGTAGAGATCTGCACCCATAGAACATGCTTGCAAAAGTCGTGACATTTGACACATCCCAGTGCTTCGGGTCGATGTCGGGCAGGTTCATGCAGTTATAGAAACAGCTGTCCATTGCCGTAACATTGGGAGTGTACAGCCCTGATATGTCGAGAGACCTCAGAGACTGGCAGTCATTCCAGGCACTGTGCAGGCTTGTCAGCGATGCGCCGCCGACGATCTTTTCCCTCTGCAGTGACCACGGCGCCCAGAAGATTGTGGTGCTTGATGATAGATATACGAGGTTCGGAATATAGGCGATCCTCTCCAGCATCGGCTGCTGGCGTGAAGCCATCGTAAAGCCGTCTCCTGTCGCCGCTGCCATATACAGGTGCGTCAGGGATCCTGTGATCCTTACTACCACATAGCCTTCGTACTCTGTGAGCCATTTGGTGTATGTGGTGCTGGCCGTGATGGCCTGCGTTTCATCGACGACATATTCACCGTTTTCGATATGCCCGATGTCTACAGCCGCCGAACCACCGCTCTTGAGGTCGATTTTGAGCGATACGGCTGCCGCCTCTGCATCGGCATCATAGGTCATATAGACGATCTCCTGATCGCCTTCCATCGTCAGGTTAAGGCTGTCGAGGTTCGGCCATCCTTCCGGACGCGTCCATACGTCAGACTGATCACGATGATAGATATCCAGGTCATATGCCTCGAAAAAAGGCTTGTTCAGCTTTTCTATCATCTGCGGCGGGGTAAGGTTCGCCCACGATCCTGTCCTCTTCCGCACGGCTTCACCAAACGCGCCGGCTGTGTCGTCGTGAATGGAATAATATCTTCCGGGGAGTCTTTCTACTGCCGACATCAGAAGCTCACCTCCTCTACCGACGGATATGCGGCAAGGACGAGGTCATAGATCTCTGCCTTATCTGCCGCCGTAAGAATATAGGCGTCACCCTTTGCGCCACGTATTGAGCCCGTCGTGAACGCTGTATGATCATCATCATCCAGTGTGATCGTCAGGGTGTAATCGTCATTAAGGACAATGCTTGCGATGCCTATCCCCTGCTTGCCCGTCGCGCCCCTGATCGGACCCGTAATGTACGTTGTCTCTTCTTCGTCGTTCATGATAATGGTCAGGGTAAAATCATCATTGAAAATGATGCGCTTTATCCCTGTTCCCTGGTCGCCTTTGACCTTCAGAGATTCCAGCCACTCTTCTTCTGATCCTTCAAATCCGCGAATTTTGGCGATGTCAAAAGCGGAATATCCTCTTACTACAGGACCGTCAAGGGTGCCCTGAAGCGCGTTTGTCTGTCCGAGCTGTCCTATCAGTCCCATCAGCACACCTCCTCCGTAATATACAGTTCGCCGGTAAGAAAAGTATCCACGACAGTATTTCCAGGCGACCTGAGCTCAATATCATACACATACGGCTTCCGGCGCGATGGCAGCAAACCTGTCTCTGATGCTTCCAGTCGCAGGGTCAGCCTATCGTTGGGGATCGTCTTCACGATCAGCGGAGACTCATCGTTATACTTGCTCTTTACCGCAAAGCGGATCTTATCACCAGGTGCAGGAACATAAGCCTCACCCTCTGTCGTGCTGATATAAACAGGGACCTCCAGCGTATCGCCGCGCGTGACCGTGATCGTGTTTCCATCAATCTGTACCATCGGCCTTACCTCCCAAAATCGACATGATAGGCGACAGGACCGCCATTACCAGGCCTGTGACGATCGGACGGAATTCAGGAGCAATGGCCGTATACCCGACAATCAGGTCGAGGTTGGCAATGATTACAGCAATAATGCCCTGCACAATCGTCCTGGCAAGCCTGTACTTCGTGTCGTTGCTACTCAAAAATTCTTTCATCTGTCCTCACCTCTCTTATGTGCCTGCTTGTTGATATACCTGTGAATAGTATCGGTAGCTTCTTCGGTTGGCCCGTTGGCACCTAATTGCTGCAGGCCCCCGAGTACACCGAGCATGGCCTGCATTAAGATCTCACGCTCCTCCAGCGACTCCGCCGCGATCTGCTCGATCGATTTCTTCCAGCGTTCCATTTCGTTGATCCTCCCGTAGTCCCGATCCAGTTTCTCCTCGATCTGCCTGACGGTCTCCTCGATCGCTGTGAGCCTCTCATTTACGCTCTTGTCAGTAGCTTCTTTTTCACTTTTTTCCGTCGCTTCCTTCACAGCAGACCCGGAGACACGTTTTTTAAAATCCGGCCACTCCTTATAAATGAAAAAGACGACAAGAAATGCTAAAAGCAGCCACTCTCCGAGCTCACCCGGCGTGACTGCCTGCTGAAGTACTTTGTCCATGTTGTTGCCCTCCGTACAAAAAGGACACTCTCGCGAGTGCCCTCCTTACTCAATATCATGCGGTTCGCCGTTGAACAGCGCGACGCCAGAATAAAACGCCGTAAACAGCCCCTGGCTCATGCGGTAGCGCCCGCGGTCCGGATTGCAGATCACCACATTTCCGGTATCATCTGTTCCGCAGCACACGCACCAGTGATTATACTTCCACCAGACAATGGACGGCCTGTCCTGCCGGATCAACTCATCGGCATCCATGCTGTATGCTTTCATGTCAAGGCTGTGTGCTTTGCCGACCCTGAGCAGGTCTTTTGCGCTGCATCCGATGAGGCGTGTATTGCACTCCACAATCAGATCTTCCAGACTTATCTCTTCGCCATAATAGGCAAGGAGCATTTTAAGACATGTCGGCCCGCAGTCAACTTCCGCCGGAGACGTTACGGGAAGCACATCAAACATAAGATCACCTCCTTATCTGAGCGGATCGGAAGGCGTGTCGATAACGTCAAAGGTAAACCGCTTATGCTCTGCAAGGGCAACACCTTCCGGATCGAGCGGTGGAAGCTCCTTGTTGTCAAGATCCTTCTTTTTCTCATCGATGATATGTTTCATTACTTCAAGATCTCTTTCCATGTTGTCCTCCTATCACATAAACACTATACTGTTACCACTGCCCCAGCTAACAACCTCCAGCAGCTCCTCAAGAAGCATCATTTCCTCCGTTTTATCCACTACATGGTACTCATCCTCTACCGTGTAAGGATCAATCTGCTTCATCGTTTTTATCAGATACTGTGACTGTTTATTGTGGGGCCACTTCTCATCAATTTCCTCTTTTGTATACTTAATGTGCTTGATCCATCCGCGCCGCTTCCGCTCTTCCGGATTCTCATCAAACCATGCCTTGACGCCCATCACAATCCTGCCTGTAATGCTTCCATCAGGGTCGTTTATGGGGCAGTACTTTCTTTTGAGGTTCTCGTCAAGCTTTTCATAATCCCATGTCATTGATCATTCCTCCTCATTCGTCACTGCCCCCCCCCGATGAATTTGTCGGGAAGGAAGAATGGGTGTTCATAAAGCGCCACAGCTTCTTGCCGCCGATGCTCGTATAGTGCAGGTCGACCATGTTCACGCCTTCACGCTCTGCCTGAGTGTGCTCCGTCGCAACCTTAATATCATCGGACGGCGGGGTAAGTGTTATGCTGTACTGCCCGGCATGCAAGAACCTGATTTCAAACCAACAGCCGTGTGTGTCGTCGTCAATCTCCGGAAGAATAAACTCAATCGGGCAGTCGATCACCGTATTACACCTGTATGTTATGTTCCGCGTCATGCCCTCGAATGTGGCTTTGGCATGGACGAAGTGTACTGGAGGAAGCGTCTCCCCGGCCACCACTTCTGCGGCTGTGTACGTCTCTCCGCTGCGTGTGTAGTATGTTTTCCCGCTGACAAACTCCGTGTCACCGGTAAGGACATAAGAGTGGACATAATAAGTGTTCGCCTGGATCGGTTCCCCTGCGGTCACTTCCGCAGCTGTATATACGCCTCCGCTTTCTGTGTAATACACAGTACCGGCTACGAATGCCTCATCCTCAGTCAGGTCGTACTGGTCTACATAGTAGATCGTCGGAATTGTCTCCCCGGCCTTTACCGCAGCCGGCACATACTCTCCGTCTTCTATCGCGTAATACGCTGTCCCGACAAAGGTCGTATCTTCAGTGAGGGTGTACTGGTCAACATAATAAGTATTCTCAGCAACAGCTTCCCCAGGCGTGACCTCTGCCGGCGTATACACACCTTCAACCAGGGTGTAGTAGGCTATTCCATCAACGAACACCGTGTCGCTGGTGAGCACATAGGCATGCGTGTAATAGGTGTCCGGAGGAACCTCCATATTGGCAATGACGGCAGCCTGTGTATATACCGTGCCGCTCCTGGTGTAATAGGCCGTCCCGACAAATGCAGCGTCCGTAGTTGGCTTATACTCCCATGTTGCAAAATCATCAGCGTCATACACATAGAATGTCGTCCGGTAATCGAGGTTTCTGACTGCGAGGTCCGTTGCTTTAAAGACAAATGTGTCTGTATAGGATCCCCAGTTAATAATTACAGGCTGTGACAGGGACGCTACTTCGAACCGAACGGCCACGCAGATGTGATCTGCTCCGATCGCTGCAATATATCCTTCCGCTCCTGTGACCGTGGTTTCTGCGGTCACTTCAGAACCGGTCACAGCGGTGATCTTTGCGAAAACATACCATCCTGTCTTCGTAAGGCCGTATTCCGAGTACCCTGACACATCGTCGACATATATCGGGATCCCAACTGCTTCCACGGCCGTCCCGATCGCCAGCTCCGTCTCCGTCAGTGACTCAACCCTATTCGGCGTGATATTTGCCACCGCCTGCTGAGCAGTTCCAGCGTTGGTGGATGCCGACTGTGCATTCGCTTCAGTCTGCTGCACAGCCTGCTCCACTTCCGTGTGGACGATCTCGATCCGCTCCGCCAGCGAATGGCACTCCGCCACGCCTGCGTCGATTGTGTTGTTTGGATACGGAGACTTCTCTACCGATATGGTAATGTTCGCAGTGCCGAACACTGCCTTGCCCTCGTACAGCACAACCTCTGCCGCTGCACTGCCGGCCAGTGCGGTCAACTTTGTGTCAATCACTGCCTTGACAATCGATCCCGTGATAATGCATTGATAAGAGAATCCAAGGCCGTCCTTCCGCGTGCCCCTGAATACCGCCGTCAGGCGCGGGGGAAGCACTGCGCGCTCCATGCCGTTAAGTACTTCAAAGAAGACAGGATAGGCATCGTCGTACTGCGATACCTTCACAACGTCTGAGTACCCTCCTGGCTTAAGATTTATCCTGGCTGTCCTTGATAGCATCTTTTTCCTCCTTCTGCTGCTTTTCCCACTGTACGAGGTCTGCCTGGTACTGTTTTGCCGTCATGGCTCGGAACTGTCGGTATGTGTCGAGCAGGATCGGTTCGACTACATATGGAGGAAGCCCTGATTCATTGATGATCTCAAGCAGTTTCTTCTGGAATTCGACTCTTCTTATGCTCTCTGGTTTCATTCATTCCTCCTTAAACAAGCTGTACCCTGCCGATGTATGCTATGCTGTCAGGGTCGTTTGATCCGTACACATAAAGGGTTTTATTGTTGGGGTTCGCGGCAAAAGACAAGTATTTGCACATCCCGGATTCATGCCAAACCGCGCACGCGCCATTATGACCTGATTGAGATGGATAAGCCTCAGCAATCTTGCCGATATTGACGTTGTTGAGATAGAAGTCCATCGGATGTACCACCGATCCGAGGGTGAGCGCCGTGTGATTCAGCCACAGATACGTTGAGCCGTCTTCTTTCGCCGTTATCTCATCGTAGCAGAAGGAGTAGCTGTATGACTTCGTGGTGTTCTTTCCGCTTCCCGATCCAGTCCCGTGGTCATAACTGAGATAAAGCCCGTCTACCGCATAGGTCGTTCGGTAGTCCCTCCACTCAACAGGATCCCCTGGTGATGGACTGCGGGTCGTTTCCATCTCTGAATGGCATATGATTCCGTCATTTTCAGTCGATGAGGGAAAATTAGTGTTGATCTCGAATTCCGTGTCACTGTCGGTATCTATCATTCGCGACTTGATATTCATACCGCCATTGTCCAGCTCGACGTAGGACAGTTCGTCCGCTTCTGTCGGTATCCGCAGGTAGGAATTTGGCCCGCCGTTGACATACACATCCTCGAGCGCGACCAGATGATTTGTTTTCAGCGTATTCGCTCTGTACTTAATATCAGCCTCTACGTTTGTCTGCAGAAAGTCCTCATCGTAGTTGTTCGCGGAGAGATTCCAGTAGTTGTCATCATCCTTATAGATCAACAAAGAACTCAACATGCCGACGCTTCCGGCTCCGGCGTCAACAGTAGAAAAAACTGCCGAAGTAAGCCCGACCTTCTCCCATGTCGACCCCGTATATTTATACAGTTCGTTTCCTTTATCCGTCTGGAACCACTGATCTCCGGCTGTTGCACCTGCCGGCGGCGTCGTGGAAGGAAGGTAGAAATTCCTGTTCTTTCCATTTGCCGCCGTAAGCGCTGTCACGCTCTTGTTATAGGCTGTCTTTGCTGCTTCGTAGGAGCTGGACAGTGATACGTCACTGTACTCAAAAGATCCATCGGAATACGTGGTCTTCTGGCAAACATACAGGCTGTTGGTACTTCCTTCCGTGTAGGTCGGCTCTGTAGTCGTCCATCCGGAAGGCGTCGCCGTCGTTGGCTTCGCCGGAGGGGATGCTGTGGATGCCTGTAGCTTGTAGTACCAGGTCACGGACGATATATCCACCGTCTGGACGAGGGTTGTCGACGCACGTGCGATTATTGCCATAATGCCCTCCTTAAGAAGATTCAAGACGTGCTTCATAGACTGCTTTGTCCGTAACATCCCCGGCGCTGATCACAAGTGTAGCTCCCGTTGTCGACATAGCCGTTGAGGATCCGTCTTTGTACCATTTAATCGTGCCGAGTGCAGCAATTGCCGTAGCATCCAGTTCTGTCCCGCCCCTGTAAACGTGTGCCGTCAGCGTGGTGGCGATTGACGTGTTCTTGAAGATTGTTCCTGCGGAGCTGGTGATCACCATCGCGATTGCATCATCGCCGTCATCTCCTGCATATTTGCTCCATGTGTATGATGACTTACTGCTCGGAGCAGAGTTTGTCGATGTGATCGCAATGCCTACATATTTCGTGTTTGATGTCGGAGTGGTCACAAAGTCAGTTCCGTCCGAATTTGCGCTGTACCGCACAAAAGTGTATGAAGAAGATCCTGCGTCTCCTACATATTTGCTCCACGTAAATGCCGTGTAGGCAGGGCATGTGGAAGAGGATCCTACATAAACGCCGATATACTTTGTGCTGGCAGAAGGCGTGTCCGTCATGCTGCTGCCGTTGGAGTTGGCGCTGTACCGGATATAGGTGTACATGCTGCTCCCGGCAGCTCCGGTCTTCGATGCCGTGATCGTGAACTTTTTATGGATCGTCAGCCCGTCAACAACAACAGGGATGTCAACTTCTCCGGTGTCCCCTGAGAATGCCGCCCCTGACTGCAGGGTTATCGTGATGCCAGGATTCGCTGCGCTGTAAGGACTGCTCGTCGATACGCTTGCCGAGATCTTCCCTGTAGGGCTTGTAGTAGGAAGCCCGATATTTGCCTGTGTAATGGTCGGCGTGCGGCTTTCCGTGCCCCTGAGCACTACCACCTGCGTTATAAAAGATGTATTCGCAAGTGCTTTTCCATCCTTGTCCGCCGCAAAGCTTGACGCTTCACTGGTAAGCAGTACGGAATACGCGTCTGTCAGGTCAACGACCGTAATCTGGTCTGTAGCTTTTACTGCCATTTCTTTCTCCTATATCTCCAAATCACATTTGAATACTATCTTTTCGTCCACGTCTGCAGGCGTGATCGTAAGAGTGAAGCCATCGTTTGAAATGTGGCTGTCGGAGACGCTCATCACGCTCCAATCATTGTCATCAATCTTGCGCCAGTACCACTGCAGGAAAGCCCCTGATCCGAACTGTGACCTTAAAGCAGTAATATTGGTGATCGTGATCGGCCCTTTGTAGACTGTCACGGTGAGTTCTGTGCTGAAATTGTTGCTCTTGAAAAGGACCCCTTTGCTTGAGTCGATCTTCAGGAGCGTGGCATCTTCACCGGCTTTTCCTGCCGTCCCGGAGGTCTGCTGCCACGTGTATACCGTAGGATCCGTAAGGTCCGGTGTCTCCGTAAGCCTGTTGGCTGCCATGCCGACATACGGCTTTTCCGCAGGATCCAGCGAGATCCCCGTCCCGTATTCGTCGTCTGCATATGCTATCCAGGTATACAGGGTGAGCCCGCTTGATATGCTTTCCACCCTTCGCTGCAGCTCGGCCATCTGTTCGCTGATTCCGCTGCTCTTTATGATGTAATTGCCCAGCGTGATCTTCCGCTCGTCCCTGGTCACTGATGTCTCCATCTTCAGGATCCGCGCCTCAAGGAACAGCTTCCCTTTTTCGTCGACAACCCGGACCGTATCTCCGACCTTAACGCCTTCCGGAAGATCTACTACATCCGCTTCATAGTTGACCTCCATCTCGGAAATCTTCTTAAGCTGTGTTACAGCATGGCTGCAAAGCTCCGTCTGTGATGTCGTATCGTAGGAATATCGCTTTACGATGTGCCCGAGCCCTGTCCCCTGCTCATCCGGATTGACGTATCTTGACCATTTGGCAAGGGCTGATCTGCTCATCAGGTACTTTCCGCTGACGTAAATGTCTCCATCATCGTATGAGTAGCCCTGGAGCGTGATTGGCTCATTTGCTCCGGTCGGTGTTCCCCCTATGACATACAGCGCTGTTGCTATGTTTGCCACAGACTTTGTGATGCGCATTCCGGAGATATGCTTTCCAACCCTTAATACTGCTCCTGCATCTTTGCCGCGCTTTGCCCAGAAGTTAATATATTTATGCGTGACCTTAAGTTTGTCGATTGCAAATGAGAAAGAGAGTTCCGCATCAAACTGCGTGGCAAGGCTCAACAGCCTCTCTGTGACTGTGGATTCGCCCTCCCAACTGAGCCTCCTCGTGTAGGTCGATACTTCATTGACGCCGATCTCAAAACCGCTGTCTGCAGTAAAGATTGATGTATACTGCGCAATCGTCATCGCACCAGAAGCCGAGTATGCGGAAACGATCTCATTCAAAAGATCCATTCCTGCATCTTCCGCATAGATCTTAATCGTGCTTTTCCCAGTGTCCAGTTCGCTGTCGATGATCGTATAAAACTCAGCTTCATCATCAGAGCTCCGGAGCAGGTAGCTGCCTGGCTCTGCCATCTTCTCAGCTTTGGCCCTGTTCTTGTACACGAAATCGCACTCGAAGCTTTTAACCCCGGAGTCGACATCCTCTGCCTTAAAATCATCACTGATCAGCAGACCTTTCGGTAGCATCGTCGAGGCCTGCCCTATGATGCGCATCGCGCGGTCTGCAAAATAAAGAATCACAGGTAAACCTCCCTGTATTTCATGGTATAGGTATCATCATCCACCCACGATGATGCGGCACAAACGATGCTGTTCACTCCTGGTGAAAGCACAAAATCTTCCCACTGATTGCCGATCGCTCCGAGCTCAGGAGCATCTGTACCATTCACAGTGATGGATCCATCGCCAGTGTCGATTACCACGACGTCTCCTGGCATAAGCTTATTCGGGACATCCTCTGTCACATCGACGGCGTCTTTACGGAAGTGGACATAGAAGAACGCCATGTGGTCAGAAGTCATTGCCGTTTTATGGCCTGCAGCATACAGTGTGATTTCCAAAGCTTCCAGGTCTTCATAGTCGTCATTGGTAAACGTGTATGTCTGTCCCGCCACCTTGAATGCGATCTTTTTCCCGCTCTTTTGGATAACGGATTCTCCGCAGCTTATTCCTCCCCATGGGTTGTCGTGATTGGTCGTTGTTTGTGTGGCCGATGAGCTCTGCAGGACTATAACGCCGTTGACCCACAAGCGCCAGGCGCATCCAAAACCGTTAGGTGAACCGTCCATCAGTTCAACGCCTGCAAGCAGGTATTTGGTGTTGTTCTTTTCTCCGACGATATTTACCTGCATATTAAGGAGCTCGTCTTTTCTATAGGCAAACATCTCCCACTGCCAGGCCATCGTAAAGTTCTTTGCTCCGACATCATGATTGGAGTCTTCAGGTATCACTTTATTAAGTCCGGGACCGTGCCAGTCATTTCCCGTTCCGAAAGAGTCAGGGGTGACGCCATGCCCTTTGTTGGTCGAGCCACATTCCTTCCAGCTTCCCAACTGAATGTCTACCACAGGAGTAGACGTGAGCCCGTCGTTTACCGTCCATCCTGAAGGGACACCATCTTCAAAGCTGTCATTCACCAGCATCTCAGACCTCTGCACGTCCTGAGTATCTACTTCTTCCGGATCGCCAATCTGCAGCATTGCTCCAGAGCTGTGCGCAAAACCATAGAATCCATTATCTTCGTCACAGGTCGCAATCAGTACAGGGTGTGCCGGATACGTCCCCTGATAGGTCGTTGCCAGCACTTTCTCCCCGTCAACAGTCTGCATCTGTACCGTGGTCTCGGTCGTGGAATATTTGAAAGGATCAGCGCAGAAGATCTCAATCTCACCGACCGAAGCACTACGACCAGGATAATCTACTTTGATCCCTTTATATGTGCCGATAAAGAACTTACCAGGCTCATCATCAAACACGATTCGTGATTCTTCGATCTGGTAAAGATAGCTTTTCAGCAGGTTGAATCGTTCAGCAAATGTCGCCGGCGAAGAAGCCGTCAGGGCAAAATGGATTACAATCGTCCGGCTGTCAATTCTGCGCCGTTTGTAGTGGCCACCGTCACTGGTGTCGATTTCGATGTGTTCCAGATCGAGGTTGAGCGGCTCACGGCCGACTACTTTTAATGTCCTGTAGCCTGTGACAAGCTGTTCCAAATATTTTCCGTTCACAAACATGGCCTGCACTGGATCCAGTTGGTTATATGCACTGTAAACATTTACCATGCGAGGCCTGCCTTTCTGTTACTGTTCCTCTGGAGCCTGTCCAGCTCCGCCTGTGTATATGTTGCGCTGGCCCTTGCGATTTCCTTTCCGTCAATCACGATAGGGATCACAAATTCATACACTCGAGATCCTGATCTGTCTTCTGTGTTCAGGTTCTCTGCGATCGCCTGTGCAAAAGGCAGCATATTCCTGCCGGACAGCGGAACGACCGCCTCCGGACCTGCCTCTGCAACACCGATAAGTTTAGGGCTTGTGATGATACCGCCCTTTGCATACCAGTCAATGCTCACGGATGGTTTTGTGCCCATTCCGCCGATTCCCCAAGGAACCTGACCACCGCTGATATGGAAGTGAGGTAATTTGACACCTGAAAAGATTTTTCCCATGTTGATCGGGAAAATCCGCTTGATAGTGCTTACCGCAGTATCAACAAGCCTTTTTGCTTCGTTGATCGGCGCCGTTATCTTGTTTTTGACATCGTTAAATGTGTTGGAGACTTGCTGCGCAAGTCCAGGAAATCCAAGGCGGGCTATAATATCACTGACCACTGTTCCAACATATTCGATCGCCAGTGGCAGAATCGTTTCCAGTCCATTCAGGACTGTCGTTGCTACATTTGCACCAAGCCCTAACCAATCTGTCTGCGTGAACAATGTGAAGATCCCATCAATCACTGCCGGAATCAGAATCGTTGCAGACTGCAGAAGGGCGCCTGCGAAATTAGAAATCAGCTCTCCTGCCTTCGCGATCAATTCGCTCGAGTCACCCTGTCCGACTCCTCCAACGAAGGTACGAATCGCTTCAGCGGCGCTCGTGGCAAGTTCAGGAAGCTTTTCAGCTATTCCATGAACAAAACCGGCAAGCATTTCGCCGCCGGCATTAATCATGTCCGGGATCTTCTCGCCAATACTTGTAACAAATTGGCCGATACCGGCTTTTATGTCATCGAGTCCGCTCATATCACCGGCGAACATTTTTGCCACGCCATTCATGACATCAGTCACTACCGGCAAGAATTCTGCAGACAAACGATTTTTAAGACCTTTAATAGTCATACTCATCGTGGTCTGAGCGTCGACAAAATCTGCAGCGGCCTTGACAGCGTCATCCGACAAAACCATGCCGTATTCCTCTGCCATCTTCATCTGCTCTTCTATGGCTTCTGTGCCGCCATTTAAGAGTGGCGCAAGTTCTGTCGCTCCTCTGCCGAGCAGCTTTGATGCAAGAGCTGTCCGCTCGGTCTGGTTCTCCATTCCAGACAGTGCGGCGATAGTCCTGGAGAAAAGTTCCTCCTGCGACATATTCGCCACTTCTTCCTGGCTGATGCCCAGCTGCTGGAAGGCTTCAGAGTTTTCGACAGCTGCATTGGACAGCGTCTTCATGACAGGAGCCATGCTGTCCACGTTGGTGCCGGCACGCTGAAGAACATAATCCCATTTCTGATACGCCTCTGCAGACCAGCCGATCTTTTGAGACATTTTGTCGACGTGATCGCCAAGCTGAGCCGTATCTGAGATACTCTTTCCAAGCGCTACACCTCCAGCAGCGGCAAATCCGACAAATCCGAGTGCAGCGGTTTTCAGTCCACCTGCAATCTTGGATCCAAAACCGGAACTGTATTTTTCTCCTGCTTCTTTGCCAGCCTGTTCAGAAGGCCCGCTGAGAACGTCGGTGATCTGGCTGCTTATTCCTTCCGCCGACGGTATAATCTGCACATATGCTTGTCCTAATGTCGGCATTACTTAATCCTCCGTGCTATTCCAAAATGCTTCAAACTCCTCAGGAGTGCGGAAGCCCATTGCTGCCTTTTCTTCTTTCTCAATGCCAAGATAATGATTAAGCAGCGGTTTCGGCGGTTTTGCTCCGTCTGCCGCCGCCTGTGTCATGCTCCACTGAATCCACCGGACACAGTCCGCAATACAGGCAAGCAAAACAAGCTCATCCTTTACCGTTGTTTCAGAAGCAGCCATCTTTACCCGCGAATCGTCCCTCAAACCGACAGCAAGGGTAGCCAGCAGGCGTGCCGGCACCCCTTTAATATCAAAAATCCCGTAAGTCTCTGCCATATCACAGGTCAGGGCTTCGGGATACTTTGAATACATGTCGGCGAGGGCAGTCAGTTTTTTAGTGACGGGATAGCCTCCTCAATTTCCATAAGGGCATTCATGACATCAGTTGTGTGAACAATTCCATCTGCACGCCTGAGATGCTTGAGCAATGCTTCTTTCTGCGGTTTTCCGAGGAGCTTTTCCGCAAGCTTTCCCATGTAAATCGGGTTTTCGTTCACAGCCGCATAAAGTTCAATCAGGTCGAAGTCGTCAAAAATCTTGTCGTCCAGTTCAAACGCAAACCCGCTTTTGGTTGTCCCTCTGATCATGCTGTACTCCTGTCTTTATGCTCCTGTTGCCCCTGTTGCCCCTGTTGCTCCGGAAGGTCCAGCTGCTCTTCTGATATACTCATAATGGGTATTACCTGCAGCATCAGGGAAAGCCATGACTGTCACGTCATATCCGACGACGTCCGAATCCTTATAATTGATCTCGGCCATCTCCGTGATCTTGCCGTTCGGAATCACGACGCGCTTCTTGGCATTATCCCTGAGGATCATGTCTATAATGATTGCGTGCGCTTCCGCTTCCTGGCTGTTGGCCTTGACCTTAATGCCGGTGGTAAGATCTCCGGAAACATTGGCATCACCGTAGACATATTTGAGGACATCGACGTTCAGGACCTCGATCAGCTTAAACTTCCAGGTGTCAGGCTTCTCATCCTGAGTCGTAAGGACAATGTCATTGCCCCACGCTTTTATGCTGCTGGAAGAAGGAGAATTGGCATTCGTTGCTCCATCTTCCGAGATGTATCCGAGTCCTTTAAAACCCTGCACAAGAGTCGTCGATACGTCGGTAGGCAGTGTCAGAGTTGTTGCTCCTACGCTGACGGCACCTCCGATGTTCGGCTTACCGGCAGTTACATTGGTTACCGTATAAGACATTGTGTGTGTACTCCTCTCAGTAGTGATAAAAATCGAATACGCTCTGATAGCGATACCGCTTCGTCCTCGTATCCGTATGGTTGTAATGGGACGCAAGCCTTACTCCGCTGATTTCGCCAAGTTCCGCAAGGCCCCATACTTGCATGCGGACCTGTTCGTCAAGCTCCGCAGCCTGAAGCAGGGAAACAGTCGAGTAAGACTGAAATGCGACAGACGCAGAATCTAAAAGATCCCTGCGGCTGCCGCCTACGTTTTCAATCACGACAAACTGTTCCGGGAAATCCGGATATTCTTCCGACGGTACTTCCGGGAGCTCCATCAGTACTGGAACGTCCAGTTTGTCTGAAAGATAATCCAATATTGTTTTTTCAATCATTGTCGAATCGCTTTCTCCAGCGTATTGTGATCCAGGTTATCATTATTCGCTTCTTCAGTTGCTGCCACAACTGACACATTGGCACGATTTCGGCCAATATATATGTCATAGCCATCGCCAGCGCGTTCTGCTACCTGATTCGCATTACTGACAAGCACATCCTGCATTTCTTGGGATTGCATCAGTTCGCGTACGCCGGGCCTGTTCAATACGAATCTAAAATTACTCAATGTGTTCCACCTGAACTTTCTTATTCCAGTCAAGCGGTATCAAGCTGTCTATTCCCTTCGTCGGTTTCCCGATTACATGGAACATTTCGCCTTCGATCTCGACTTTCCTGTCCGTCCATACATTTGTATCATCCTTTGGGATCCCAAGAGTATATGCAAGCCGCTTTCCGGTCAGGCTTAGGACGTCCACGATCTCCTGAGATGTTGGCTCTCCTACGAGCACATTCTTCACTTCAATGGGTTCGTCTTCATATACCGGACGCTTGAATGCATCGGTCCCGACTTTCCGCTTGTCATACAGAATTACTGTTATTCCGTGGAGCTTGCTGTCCATAACTCTATCACCCCGTATTTCTGTCTCTTAAGCCCGAGCCGCTTCAGGTCATTCCGCATGATCGCACCCGCGACGCCTCCGCCAGGTATGGAGTAAGTTCCGCTTACCGAATATCCCAATGCGCTCTGACTGTACTGCGTCAACGGTTCGCCGTCATATGACTGACGCATGGCTCGGACCACTATGTCAACCGTGACAAGCTTCACGACATTCGCATAAGAATCGCTGTTTTCGATCATCTCATCAAGATCTTTTCCAACCTTCTCAGCCTCAAACCGCAGCGCATCCGATACAAGCGGCAGTAACCTTTCGACCCGGACGAGATCATCCGAAGAATATGTCTTTCCGGATAGTGTAATCACATCCTCAAGTGTCGCAAATTCAATCATGTTTATTCCCTCACGTCTCCAGTGGAACCGGCCACTGTACATGCCGTAAAATGTGGCCGCATGCAGCTCTTGTATCCGTAAATATCGGAATGCCGGACGCCTTGCACTTCTCACAAAAATACAGATCCTCGCTCAGCATCCCCCTGTTTTCGTCGTCATAATTAACCCAGTCATACCAGGGATATCGAAGCTTCCTGAAAACGTCAGTTTTGATTAGTGCGCAGCCCATGCCACCACCGTGTATTCGGATCTTCTTTTCTCCATTAGTCTGCAGCCGGGTCATCTCCTCTGCCGTGTATTCGGATTCCAGCGGATAATTGAAGTACAGCTGTCCTTCCTGCGAGAAAAGCCTGCATACAGACACGCGCCCATTATACATATTGTCAGTATTACGATGAGCGTAATAGCCAAGGCATACGTCTTTCGGGTCGTCCAGCATATCCGGCAGGATCTTCTTTGGAAGGACCACATCGTTATCTACCATCAGGACATAATCCGAATTCGTATCAATGGCTTTTTGGGCGATGCGGTTTCGTGCTGTCGCACAGTCATAACCCCGGACAAACTCAAAGGCGACCGCATGGCCGCCCCTGTCCAGATCCCAAATTGACTTATATACGTCCGGATAAATTGTCTCAAATGTCGGCACCGCAATCAGGATCTTCATACACAGCTCCTTATCAATTCAACCACGCGCTCGGTGGCATGGCCGTCGCATGCGCCGCAGGCCCGCTCTTTGCAGATCAGGTCGAGCTCGCGCTGGCCATGTGCGTGTTTCATGTAGTGGACAAGTTCCGTCTCATTGTTTACGTATCTTGACGAATAACCATCCGGATACGGAAAAGACATCCCTCTCCTCTGCACAAAGCCAAACTCCTTTTCAAACAGGATCAGAGGCTTGCCAAGGACATGAGCATCGAACATGATGGAGCTGTAATCAGTAATGACCACGTCGCAGTCGACCAGGTACGGTGCCGAAGGGATGTCAGGTGAAACTTCTATGATGTGGTTATATTGTTTTTTAAGCAGAGGCGGACGTGTCACCATGTGCCGCTTCACAACACACAGTTCGTCGTCGGTCAGCTGGCTGTCGATGAAATCCCAGTCAACATTCTGCAACGGCGGTTCAAACGGCTTTCGAAATGTTGGTACAAACAGATAGGATCTCTTCTTGGAGAGTTCCGTACCGCCGTCACCTTTTTTCTTGCCGAAATATGCATCCATCCGCGGCATGCCCAGCGGGAGTACCTTTGATACCGGTACTCCGTGCTGCTCTGCCTCCAGCTGGACCGTGTCTCTGCTCGTGCTTACTACGTAATCGATAAGAGCGGCCTGCCGTAAATTGTGGTATGGGTTAGGCTGCCGCAGACCGTAAGTTTTTCCCCCGGAAGCTCCATGGGTAAGCATGATCAGCGTCCCCGGTGAATACGGCACAAAGTCGTCCGCCACCATTACAGAGAAATCGTCGGAATATATCCTCGGATTCGGATGCCCCCAGTTTTCCCGGATGAACTCCTTATCACCGACATAGGCATTATAGACCGCTGTTATGTTTTCGCAGCGGCCCAGCGGCCTGCGGCTGGTAAATAGTACCTTTCCCATACCTTATCCTTTCTTCTTACGCGCCGGTTGCGCCGGTTGCGCCAGTAGCTCCGGAAGCACCGCTACGGAGCAGTGCGAATGCGTTCTTATCCAGGATGCCCCAGCCAAGATACAGTTCACAGCGGATGTACACCTGGTTGTGGCCCTGAAGGTCTCCAGCTTCGGTATCATTGTCAGGGCAGCCATACTCAATGACCTTCAGCGGAATCTCCTTTGCGAAGCCCCACTTGAACGCGCCCTCGAAGTCGCCAACGATACCGAGATCAGTGCTGCCTGCGAAGGAGACAGTGGAGCTGACCGCTGCCGGAAGACCGTTGATCACGCCGGGAGCCTTGCCCCAACCCAGTTCAGGGAACATGGGCTGCTTATTCTGGGTGCCAAGAGTCATCTTGGCCAGTTTGGTGCGCAGTGCGGGAGAAAGAGCGATGCCGGTGACATCGTATTCTCTGTCTCCTACAAGGCCGATACCTGCCTCAACGAGTTCATTGGCGTCCTTGCTTCCCTCGTATGCAGCCTGTACATCATAATCGAAGTACTTGCCGGTCAGAAGTGCAGAAACCTGAGCGGTTCTGGGGTTCATGCCGTGAATTGCCATGATGTCAAGAGCCCTTGCAGCCTTCTTCATGAAGCCGTCGTTGAAGCTCGACAGGATCTGGATCCTTTCCTCTTCAGCGGCATACATGAACTCATCAGAAACACGTGCGCCATATTCAATTTTTACAGGATTCATGATCACAGGAGTCACGCCCACGGTTCCGGCAGGCTTCGCGCCGTTTTCAGCGACCAGAGCTGCCTCAGAACCCATCGTGAACACGAACTCTTTCTGTCCGTTGAACGGAATGGGCTCCTGTGCACAGAGCTGCGCCAGGACACTCTTGCCCTTGACGCCGTCGATCAGTTCATTAACGAGAATGGGATCAAAAAATGTAGATTTGCTAAGAGTTGCCATAATGTTTAGTCCTTTCTTTTAGTCCTCCAGATTGGAGAGCATAGCCTTGTAAGCGTTTTCTTTTAGTTGTTTGGTATTCTTCGGGACGGGTTCAGGCCCACCGAGCGGAGCCGTGCGGTGCGTTGCTGCGAAATCCTTCGCAAGTACCTCCGCATCCGCTTTCCATTCGTCCTCGTTTTCACCACGTAATCTGTCTGCGTAATCGATCTTCAGGCCGGCTGCCAGTGCGATCCTCGTTTTAGCCAGGTCGGTCCTGTATTTCGCGCCTGCTGCAATTTCCGTGTCCTTTTCAGCAATCGTCTTCTCAGCCTTTGCCACTGCATCCTGCAGAGCCTTCAGTTCTTTGGCATGGCCATCCGTTAGTTTCTTCAGATCATCCGGAGAGGTCCATCCCTTCATGTCTTCCGGGGAGATCCATCCTTTCAATTCTTCCGGTGACTTCCATCCGTCAAACTTTGCTCGTTCACGTGCCAGACGGTCTTTAAGAGCTGCTTCAAACTGCTCCTGAGTTTCGATAATTTTGAATTCAGACATTATTTTTCCTTTCCCCATTTATCCGGTTGGTATCCGTAGTTTTTTATGCACTAAAAAAGCATCGGAGAACCGATACTTCAGTACGCTACATTTTGTTTTTTCTTTTCTGCCTTAGTTTCGGAACAGATCCAGTATGCAAAAATAATGCTGTCGAGAAGGACAATATCCGCGCCGTCCAGGGTAGACATATATCCAAGCCCTCCACTGCTTCCAATCTTCCTGCGACCGCAGTTACTGATCACCTGAGTGACTGCCGACTGCCGCATGTGTTGCAGGGTCCCCTCTTCCATGCCCATGTCAAATACGGAATTGGCTTTAATGATCTGAGGGACAGTGAGAATCTCCGGCTTTTTCAGCTTCATGTCCTTCATGGCGTCCGCCAGAGCATCGGATCCATTCTTGCCATCCACAACGACCTTACGAACATCAGCCTTGTCAAGGAAGCTCACTATCCATGCCACACCGTTCCTGATCGGCCGGCAGCCAACGACCTCGCAGAAGATCTTATTCTCTGTGGTCCTGACAGCGACCGCCATAGCGACGTTTTTGCCATCGATACCAAACTTGATCCCTACGAAAAGCGGGCCTTTGAACACCGGCTGGGCAATGGGCTCCAGTGCCTCCCATTCATTCCGGCTGATTGCCGATTGCTGGTTGTACTTGATCCACAGCCCGAGTCTCTGAATGTTGAAGTCTATGACATCGTCGCCAATCTCTGAACGGATCTTTCTCTCTGTGAGGATAACTCCGAGCGATGGATTGGTTTCATACCAGAGGCTGACGTCATAAACATCAGACTGTTCAGGAACAGACCACTCAGCCCACCCTGAAGCATAAGAATCGCTATACAGGACCGTCTTCCGGAACTGCGGAAACACTGTGCCAGCGCTGATTGCTGTCGGCGGCGTGCCAAACATGATCGTCTGCGGGTTGGGTGAGTCTGAAACAACATATTTAAGTGCAGTCTCCTGCTCCGGCGTATATTCCTGCGCCTCATCAATAATGAGCGTGTCATATCCTTCGCCGAGCCCACCAGTCGACGTCCTGGTACGGAATTCGATTGCTCCGCCACCAGCTGTATAAAGGTGCTCTTTCCCAAACGCCCTGAATGTTGATTCGATAATGATACCACACTTTGGGCAGAGGCGGCTAAGACGCTCCCAGATAGAATGCGCCGTGCTCGTCCTGTGTGCTGTGTACAGTATGCGCTCACCGTTCTTTAATCCCCAGATGCATCGCGCAAGGGCCATTTCCGACTTGCCATTGCGTCGCGGTACCGAGTACCCGAATTTCTGGTGGATCCATAAGCCGTCGTCGTCCACGGCCATAATGTCATAAGTGAGCGCCACCTGCCATTCGAGCGCGTCCTTTTCAGACTTGTTATACAGTTCGATGGCTTCAGGGCCTCGTGTGTCAGTGTAAGGCAGAACAACGGACACCGTCGGGGATTGTCTCCCGACTTTGTCCATAGATCATTCCTCCTTATATGCAGCGGGATCTTTGTTCCGAGTGCTCATGATTTTCTCCATCAAAAAAGCACCGCCGGAGCGATGCTTAATTATTAACTGTAATAAACACCATCATATAATTCATATAATTCTCTACCGCGCGGCAGAACCTTTTCCTGATCTTCCGAAAGTCCTGACGCAACAATCTCGTCAGAAATACAATCAAGAAGTGTTTCAAGTGGACTCATTTCAAAAGGTTTATCAAAATAGTCTTTTCTGACAATTTTTTCTTCATCCAAAATAATACTGCACTCTCTATCATCAAACTGGATGTGCTCGCCAAGATCTGAAAGATTGACAGTCTTTAATAAACGATATTTTTCTTCTGAAAAAATGAACTTAATCATTATAAATCGCCTCTTAAATTACACTGAATTAAATTACCTGTATCAGGATTAATTGTAACTTCACATATTTTTCCGACTATTTTAATACTTCTTCCACCTTTCGATAATTGTTCCTTTTTTACGATTCCGTTATTAAGTGTGTCTTTAATATCGTCTATGTCTACCCCTGAACGAGCATTAGATCTATATCCCTGGGGATTGGTTCCTGTAATTTTGTACACTCCAGACTTTGTTTTAGAAGGATTTAATGATGTACCAATTACCCTTGTTAAAAAATGCTCACTCTGACTCTTTATAACAATACCAAATGGAGTTTCCTGACCTATAATTTCTGTTTCAATCCTTGAATATAATTTCAAATAATTATCAAAACCACTAAGTGGTGATATCCATCCATCTGTAACATCCCGGATGTATATTTCTCTCAGTTCTCCAATTGATTTTGGTCCAGGAGGGCTATTATACATAGCCTCAAGAGAAGCGTCAATACCAAATTTAGATCTTCTTTTAATGAGTTCAGCATCTGTATTATCACGAGGTTTAATATGGCGTGACATACTTTTCTTTACAGATGTTTCTATTTCACATTCACATCCCGGATGTCTTTGAAACACTCCATGTTGAACAGCTTCTCTATAATTCCACTCACCTTCTCTGGACTTACAAAACTCGCAGTCGTCTTTTCCGCCATGAAGGCCAACATCGTCATAAGTCCTGATCACACGTGTCTCAAGGCCTGCACCAGCTGCATCGGATAATCCCTTTTTATCAGCATCATCTACCGACTTTCGGGAGTTTGTATCCATCATTCTTTTACAAAGATCATCCAAAGAAGCCATCTTCAAAACTCCTGCGGGAGATCTCTTCAACCAGCTCGTCCTCCCGTTTCATGTTGTAATCAGGCGGACTGGCTTTAAGTCCTACTCCAGCCTGTTGATATTTTGCATTCTGAAGAAGGACGGCCATCTCCGTCACAAATTTATGATTCTGCTTCATAATCGGCGCAATAATTCTACGGACATCAGCTTCCAGAACCTGTCCGTTTGGATACTCTTCGCGCAGCGCATCAGCCATACACTTACCAGCAATTATTCCGGCAAGAGAGGCGAGCCTGCTTAAATCTTTGTGAGTAGCAGTACCCACCTCCAGTTTTTTCTTTATGCTTTGAATTGCGCTGTCTACACGAACAGCTTCTCTGTATTCCATATCAGATCCCTGTCAGCTCGCTGAGCTTGTCCTCTGTAAAGTAATCTGGGAAAGATGTTTGAATCTTCTGTACGGCGTCGCCGATCCCGCCAAGCGCAGAAGCGTCTGCCTCGAAAATCGGAGCCCACAAGAGCGTCGTGCTGCTTACCTGGCGGCGAAGGTACGGATACTGATCTCTGACGCATGCAGCCAGGTATCCGGCATTGAGCAGCCCTACTCCGAACATCTTCTGTGCTTTCCTTGCCATCAGCCGGAGATTTTCATGTGATGCCCTGATTGCTTCCGAACTGGAAGGGTTCTGGGAAGGAAATCCCAGATCGTCCAGTGTCAGTCCTGACTCTCCTGCGAACAGCCCGGCAAACATGCGAAGCTGCTCCGTATGCGGTGTCTGCGCAGCTGCCTGGAACTGTCCGGCAGTAGGTCTGTCACCATCTTCATCTTTAGAAATCTGCAGCAGACTGGACATCGTGGCATTCCACTTGTCCATGGGTTCTGCATCTTCACTCATACCGAGCAGATATTTCTGCGGAAAGCTGTAGAACTCTGCTGCAATTTCAGACCTCTTGACCGTACGCATGGCACCATCCACGATAGACATGCAGGCGCGGGTAATCCGACTGTGTCCGAATGGCCTGACCGCATCAGGCTTGTAGATAATCGGCACCAACAGCGGATACGGTGCGTCGTTCATGACAACATACGGCTGCTTTCCTGCTTCGTAAATATGCGTCTCTCCAGGAATAAGATATGCCTCTATGATAGGGTTGTCCTTATTGTCGAACTCGAGTACTGCATATCCTTCTTTGAGCATATTGGTGATAGGATCGATAATACCGGTCGCATGTCCTCCGTCGATCACTCGCATCTGGGGAAAGCCTGTCTCGTCTGCGGCAATATAGATAAAATCGCATGATGTAATCAGCGCTCCGAGAATAGAAGAATCTATCAGGATGTCCTGATTGTTTGCAGCAAACAGACCATTCATGTCAAACACGTCGTTTTCAAATTTCCGGAACGACAATCTGTCCGCCAGGCAGTCAACACTTTTCCCACACCACCCGAGAACACTCATGAAGTTGCGCAGATCCGGAGGCGTACTGATCCCGAAATCTTTGGCCAGATGCTTCATTTCGTAATATTTATACCTTCTGCGCACCCTGGATCTTTTCTGTGCTAGGCGCGTTCTTAAATAGTTGATGCCTTTGTAGTCATCCATTGTTAGTTACTCCATTGATAAAGATTTTGAGTACCGTGTGTTTTTTTGTGCA